CAAAATTTTTAGCAACGAAATCAAATGCATCCGGAGTTAACACTTCGCTTGGCGCAGCTTGTCTTATCATTTGTTTGAATAAGTCTGTTGCTACTTTTCCTCCAGATGATTTGATCGATTGCAAATTTAAGTCAGAAGATAGTTTTTGAAGTTTCTGCAATGCAGATATTTCATCTTTGTTCCAATGATATTTACGCGCTAATTGGTGCATAGCTGATGGATTTTCCATTTTCCCAGAAAGAATAGAACGCGTAAAACTTTCACCGATATTAGGATGATGTGAAAAAATATCCTGCATTTGATGAACGGTTTTTATTGCCTTTTTATAATCTGGAAAATTCTTCTTATCTGCAAGAATGCCTTTTTCGTATTCACGTCGCGCTGTAACGCTTAAGTTATTTAATGGCAACGCATTGTATTTTGCAGCTTCTTCCCATTCTTTTATCCCAGAACCAGTTCTTTCTTGTGCTTTTTCTCTTTCTAATCCCAATCTTCCTTGGTGATATCTTTCCGTCTCTCCAAGTTGAGAAGTTCTATGTCTTTCTAATGCTTCTTGTTCTTGCTGTCTTTGCTGCATTTTTTCTTGATGCATTTGCAAACGAAGTTGCTCTTGCCTTTGACGCTCAGCCGCCGCCTGTGCTTGTGCATGTAGATAAGCATTTTGCTGTTCAATACGATTTCGCTCTGCATTATATGTTTCTACAGCAGGCAATAAAGATTGATTGAGCGATTCAGAGAAACTTCTTTTTCTTCCATGCTGTCTTTGTGCCATATGCGCGGCAAATTGGAGCGCCGCAAGACCTTGAGCTCTTCCTCTTTCTCTTTCATCCATTTGCATAGATTGTTTTGCCGCCTGAACAGCAGATTGAGATCCGCTGGAAAAAGGATTCGTAGCGGCTTGATCTACTTCTGTTTGCGCGTTTGGTTGGAATTTAGCCATATAATCTAGTAATGATGGATTCATATTAGATCTTCTTTGCTCTCAATAAATTAAATCTCTTATGCTTACTCTCTGGCTTATTCTTAGATTTAAACGCAACATCTGACAAACCAAAGGGCTTCTTTTTTATGCGTCCGCCTTTTTTATGCTCAAACTGCTTCATTGCTCCGTATATTGCTGGCGCAACTTCACCTATTTTCCCCATCAAATTGACTGATGTTTGCGGAGGAGGAGGTGCATATGAAGTCTTGGTTGTGACGCCTTGTCCAGGAAGCCCTCTCAAAATACCGGCATGTTGTTCCAATAAAGCATGAGGATATTGCTGCTCTCTCAAAAATTTATTCTGCATCTCAGTTAATCTGCTTTGTTGCTCAGCTTGTCTTGCTTGTCCTAATCTGGCTTGCGCTTCAATATCTGCTGTTGCTCCAGCTTGCGCATAGCGACCAAGTTCTGCTTCACGCCGGGCTGCTTCAAGCTGGCGAAGTTTTTCTTCCTGAAATTGTTTCGCAGTCTGCCCATAACCCTGCGCTAATGCCTGTGATTGTTGCCTTGAAATTGCTTCTTGCATATCACGTGCAGCTCTTTGAGCAAGTTCTTCATGACGTTTTGAACCATGCTGCCCCAATCCAACAAATTGCCCCTCAAGTGCTGGAAGTATATTTTCTTGAAAAGCTCTTCCACCATAATGCGCGATGTTTTCAAGAACTTGCGAAATATATGGATTCATATACTCTTGATAATACTGAGAAAAAGGTTCTTTTGCTTCAGATAAAGATCTTTCTGCTCTCGCAAAATAAGGCTCATATCGACCAGTTTCATAAGCTTTATTATATGCTTCCATAAATAAAGGATCTGTTGCAGCAATTGTAGGATATGGATAATGGGGATAATTTTCTTCTCCTAGGACCGCTGATCTTTCAATTAAATTCTGTAAGTAAGTATTCATCCACGGCGGAAGTTCCGACGATCCGATTTCTGATGATCCAGGACCTCCTGGTCCCCCTGGCCCACCAGGGCCTCCCCCGGGAGCTCCACCGCCAGGACCTCCAAAGCGAGGCCTTAAAGAAGGTAAAGTTCTTCCAGCCCATCCTTCAGGCAATGGAGGTGGCATCGGAGCAGAGGGAGTAGTAGTTGTTGTTGTCGTTCCAGAAGAGGGGGAGGCTGTAGAAGAAGGAAGTGGAGCAAGCACAGGATTAGCAGAGGTGGAAGCAGTTGAAGAAGAAGGTAAAGGAGCAGTTGTAGCAGTTTGAGAAGCTCGGGCTGCAGAAGCTTGTGCCGCTGCGGCAGCTTGAGCCCGAGAAATCTCAGCTGCGCGCGCTGATTGAGCCGCTGCCGCTCTTCTATTTGCAAGCCATCTTCCTGGATCTGCCCCTGCCCCCTGCCTCATATAATCTTCTGCTTCTTGTCTAGTAAATTGATTTTTCCCATGCATAAGATGGCCGATAGTTCTTTCTTGCGTTTTATTGAAAGAAGCTTCGCAACAAACAGAAGATAACAACAATAAGGTTAGAATATATGTAAATAAATTTCTCATCTTAATACTTTCTATGCTTCATATATGCGCCAATTGATTTTGCTTTTGGCGGCAAACCTGACTTTTGTCCTTTGTGCTGACGAACTGCAGCCATAAATGAATCGAGTTTTTTTGCACCGGCAGAATTATTCCCATCCCCAAGAGCAGAAACAACATCAGCAGTTAAAACATATTCTCCATTAGAAAGCATTGCTGGAACTGTATCAGCCTGCCCTCCCTCCTGACCATGTAAGTAACCACCATGTTTATATGGATGGAAAAATTGTGGAGTAACCATCGGCCTTGCTAAATCTTCATAAGCAGCTATTTCTTCTTCAGTCGGTGTTCTTACTTGTCTTTGGTATGCTTCAACAGGTCTTGCATATTGGTCTGGACGCCATGGAGTCCGCATCCGCGATACAATCTCATCAAATGATGGTCCATGACCTTGCTTAATTTTCTCTTTTCTCATCAATGTCCCAAGGATGCCAAGTGGCAACATTAAGTTGCTAAGATTTTTCGTTAAGCTTCCCAATCCAAAGCCTTCTGATTGTCTTTCTCTTTCAGGAAAAGCCTTTGCAATGGCAGGATATAATGAAGTTCCAGCTTGAGTTGCCTCTTCTTCTGACATTCCGGGATAAAGCGAAGAAATTGCCCCAGGTTTCTCGCCAAGAAATGCTTGAATTTTTCCCTGCTCAGCCATTTTCTTTAATCCAAGACCTGTTCCCGCAGCAGCAGCTGGCGCAGTAGCGCCAGTAAACATTTGCCCTAAAGATGACAAACCTTTCAGATATTCACCACCACCAAATTGGCTTAATCCTGCACCAAGATTTGTTGCACCAAGAGCTGACAATCCCTTTCCAGCTAGTGGCATTCCGTATCCAATGCCCGCTCCTAGCGCAGCACCACGCAGCGCAGCTTTCAATGGATCCTTATGTTGCGCTTTCGCAATGGTAGCTTTTGTAGCAGCGCCTCCGAGAACGCTTCCTATTCCTGGCGCAATAACATTTCCAGCAAGTGCACCTGCAATTGGAAGAACTTTTCTCATAACAGGAGCGCGGACAACCTCTCTTGCAGCATGCCCAATTGTATGAGCCGCCTTCCTTACCAATCCCTTAAGGCCTTTTCTTTTATGTCTTCCAAATTGTGGCAAGCCAGTGATTGGATTAATATCATATCCGTACATTTCTCCAAGTTGATGAGCTTCTTCTGGATTAATGTGCGCAAGAATTGTATCATCTTCATCACCCTGTTCACGCAACATTTCCGCCATATCTGTAAGTCCATATGACCCATCATCTTCATATACAGAACCACCTTCTGCATATCTCGCCTGAACCATATTGGGAGTCATAAAGGGAGCTTGCGGATTTAATCCTGGGGTCATCATACTTGGATATAAAGGAGGAAGAGAACTAACAGGAGAAGGAGTCATTGGCATAGGCACGGTATTAATCAACCCATGCGCATAAGGCATTTCATTTTCATCTAAATCTGAAGCAAGCATCTGTTGATTAAACATTTTCCACCTTTTTACTGAGCATTTTGTTCGACATTATTACACATTAAAAAGTATACATCATATGCCCAAGTTTGCCAATCGTTGTAATTATTTGGCGTTGGGACATCATTACTTATAAAGCTATGAGCGCCAATTAATTCATTGCCCCATTCTTTCCAACGCGACTCATTAATCAACAAAGGTACGTTATCATAAGGAAAATCTATAATTAGAGAGTTAGCCCATAAAGTTAGAGTTGTTTCCTCTGGAAGCATCATGTGAATTTTCCTTAAGAAGCGCCGGTGGCTCTCGAATCACCAGTTCTGAAGTAAAGCAATGTTTGATTTATTTCGTAAAATCCACCCACATTATTGTTTGCAAAAATAAGTGACATTTCACGACCTTGTTCTCTTAAGTCTATCTTTGGAGTACCTGGAGCAAATGCATATGGATTACTTAAAACGACTGGCCCATTTGCGTAGTCCCTCGTGCTGACAGTGACAGTCATATTCCCAGTTTGGAGCAAATCTGGCTCAATGCGATAAAGATCTACCCATCGATCTACTCCTGTCCAACTGCCAGACGGATCTATGGCAGCCCAAGATACATCTCCAGTTTGAATAAAGGAATTAATTGCTGTTAGATTGCCACCAATATTTTGATCAACACCAGATTCATGTTGCCAGACTCCATAAGTACCGCCAGTTGCATTGTTGTCAGCCCAAATAGGATCTGCAAAAACTTGCTCAAAATATCCAATTCCTCTTGAAATCTCTGTATCATACCAACTATTTTCTCTCTTATTGTAGATAACAGCTCGATTGCATTCAGTGCTTGTTCCTGAAGGATAGAACCACCAAATCTCCCCATATTGAGGAACTTTTGTAGCCCAAACTTTCTGACGATATTGATAATTCAGGCCGGTAGTTCCATTGTTATAATAAAAGAAGTTAAGATTCATTTGATTCGGAACTTCTTGAACAACGCCGTTATAAACAAGAAATCGGTCTATACCAGCCCAGAAATATAAACCATCATATTCAACGACAGACCTGCTAGAGAGAATAGAGCTCTCATTCGAAACCGTATCAAATTTAAATTGTAATCCAGTATTTGTGTTCACTGTAGTCACGCGAATAACACTATTTAAACTCCACAAAAGCCCTGCTGGAGCTGAATTGCCACCACGCGAAGACATTCCTGCCACAATTTTATTGGCAGAAACTCGCGCCACATTCGAGACAGTCGTTGGATCATTTATGTTAGAAATAATAACTTCTCCAGCATCTCCAAACATAAATAAATACGGTTGAAAAACAGCTATTCCACCTGAAACAGTTTGAAAATTCGGTATTAAATGCGAGTTAGAATAGGCATCTCCATAATAAACAGGAGTTGCAACATCATTTCCGATTGAAGCTAGATTTGGCGCAGCATGAGCAACTAACAAATTCGTATTTGAGACTGTTGAATAAATGGTGTCAAAGGTCCAAATATTATTTACGTCAGGAACAAAACCAAGAGGAGTGCGATCTGTAAGGCCAGATAATAGATTTCCAAATTCATCAATTTGAAAATATTGCAGTGTAGCATAATCACCCACATATACGTTAAAGTTAGGAGTTGCTGGAACGACATATAAACCTCTCGGTTGATTTGCTAATGTACCGATAAGCTGATTATATCCACCCATTTTCCTGGGCAAGCCACGCTGAAAGCGACACCATTGGCCATCAATATAAAACCTGCTCGCAAATTGCGTACCATCACGCTTGATGCCAGGTTGGGAAACAATAGGATATATTTTCCCAGCCATTAGTCTGAATCTCTATTGCTGGCTCTGTCTGTGAGTCTTTGATTGTCTTGATTATTAAGGCTCTGAAGCGCTCGATCATAAAAAGATGTCCAAATTGGAATCCGTTCATCATTCTTGAGAAATGGAATTGCTTCTAAAAGAGTTGCATAAAGCAACAAATCTGGAACATTATTTGTAAGCCAATTTGTTTGGTTCGCAAGAGAAAGAGGCTCAGGAAGTTCCAGATAGGCAAATTCAAAAGGATAAGTTTGATCAGGAGTTGGTCCGATCAATAGATGGTCATATCCATAATCCGAATAATATACAGGAGGAGCATTCAAATTTGGCTGATTCCAATAATTTCGGATATAATCATAAGTTCTTAAAAACAATTGATTAACGGTGTTGTTCCCTGCACCACTTCCGAAGCTAAAGGTAATGCTTCTCCTCCAGCGCGCTGGCTTTGCCAGAATAGGAACCCCAATAGTAAAATTACCAGTAACATACTGCTCAAGGCCGATATTTTTTGATTCTCGGCACACTCGTTGTTCGGCTTGGTATATAAAGTTTGGTACTTCATTTTGCGTATCCGCATCCGTTCTATCTAAATAGTCCATGACTTGATTTATTAATGAATTGTAAGTCATAGAGGGCATTATTTTTTCCTTTTTTTCTTCTTCTTCGCTTCTCTACATATCGAAAATCCTATCGCTACAGCTTGAGGCTGCGGCTTGCCAGCATTAACTTCAGCAGCGATGTTCTTCGAGATATTTTTCTTTTTGCAGGCTTTTTTCCCTTTGATAAGAGGCATCTTAATTCATCCTTGCTAAATGATTTTTAAATTGATTAAATTCAGCCTTTAATTCATTATTTTCTTCTTTTAACTTCTTGAGTTCATTAAGAAGCAAAAATTGCAAAAATTGATATCGAATTGTATGCGGCTTGCCATCTTTGTAGAAAACAAGGTTAGGATCTAATTTTTCAATTTCTTCTGCAATTAATCCATATTGTATAACTTCAGTGTCTTCTTTTGAATCAACATGTTCTTGTTTATATGTAAAAGTTACAGGACGCATTTTGTAGATTATGTCACTATAATCTGAAATATCTTTTACATTCTCTTTATATTCGATTGAAGATGTTGTCGTTCCAAGAACGCTGCTAGCATTGACCAACACCGCTACGCCAGATGAAGATGTTGATCCAGTAATACCAAATATATGACAAGTAGTATTGCTTGAATTTCCGATGACAATTTGATTGCTTGCTGTGCCAGAAGCATTATAGCCAATGACTGTTGTATTCGTTAATCCGCTCGATGAATTATCAGCGCCAGCGCCAATCAATGTACATTGAGTATATGAAGCTCGAGCAGCACCTGTTGACGCACCTAAAGCCGTGTTGCTACTTCCGGCGCTCATCGATCCGAAAGTATTATATCCAATACCAGTGTTATTACTTTCACCGCTTTGAAAAAAAAGAGCCTGAAAACCAAAAGCAGAGTTGTTTCCGCCAGTATTTTCCGACAGAAGAGCATTTCCTCCAAATGCAGCATTTTGCGTGCCAGAAGTTAAACCCGATCCTGCCCCCGCGCCAAATGCTGCCGAACCTGTGACCCCATTTTGATTTTGTAACGCTTGATATCCAAATGCACAATTTTGAGCACCTGTTTTTTCTGTTACTAAAGAATTATAACCAAATGCACAATTATCAATACCCGTAGTAATAGCCGCTCCACTGCTGTAGCCAAATGCTGAATTGTTTCCTGCGCCATTTTGCACCGTAAGAGCTTCATATCCAAATGCGCAATTTGAATTGCTGCTTGTTTCTGACGCAAGAGCAGAAGAACCAAATGCGCAATTTTCGTTTCCAGTATTTAAGGTATTAGCTTTATAGCCAACTGCTGTATTATCAGATTGAGTGTTTACAGCATTTGATGCTAAGTACCCAAATGATGTGTTGTTCCCACCAGATGTTATAGCTGTTCCAGCTTTGTCGCCCACCGAAGTATTAAAGCTTCCAGAAATAGAAGAATTTCCAGCACTTGTTCCGATTGATAAATTAAACAATGAACTTCCGGTATCAATAAAATTACTATACCAAGTAGCGGTACCAGTGAAAGAGCTTAATATTTGATAATTAGTTGAAATACTAGGCAGACTTCCTGTTGAAGCGATTGTGATAGTGCCAGCCCCATTGGTAATCGTGATACCACTACCCTGAGTAAGGGTGGCAGCAGTGGGAGTCGCACCAGTAGAACCGATTACTACCTGACCATTAGTCATGGTCGATGTATACACAGGAACTCCCGCACTGGTCGTAACGAGATGCGCACTATTTGCCGTCGCCAATCCAGCAATGGTGTTTGCGGCCGAAGAATACAACAACTGATTGATAGTTGTTGTTGTCGGATATGTAGCGGTTGACCATGCTGGTGTCGTAGATGAACCGGACAACAATACTTGATGCGCAGTGGCAGTGCCAGACAAGATTGCACCAGCAGAGGCTGTGGAATAAAATATTCCTCCATTCGAAGCAGTTAGATTCGCATTTGTTCCACCTTTTGAAAGCAAAAGCGCTGGAAAGGTGCTTGAATCAATTGCATTATTCGTTGCCATGTCTATCTCCTAAACGACAGTTAAGTTTCCTTGCGATGTAGTAACTGTGAAATCTGTATTTGCTTTAGAGCATGTCAATTTCACTGAATTGTATTGAACCGTTGACGAAAGCGTACCAGTAGCGCCAGTTGTTGTGCTGGTTGAGTTAAAATGGATTGTTTGACCTGCATTTTGAGCTATCGTCCAACCACCTGCTGAAAATCCGACAATTTCGAATGTTTGACCTAGAGCAACTGTAGCATTCAAAGTCAAAGTTACTAGAGATGCTCCGTTGTCAATAATGTAGATCGTATTTACAGCCATAGTTACGCTGCTTGAATTTTGATCCACAATTGACTGAGGAGTTCCACTGCTAGCAATTGTAATAGATCCAGCTCCATTTGTAATTGTAACTCCCGTACCGGCAGTTAATGTCGCAGCAGTGGGAGTCGCACCAGTAGAACCGATTACTACCTGACCATTGGTCATGGTTGCGGTATATACTGGAACACCAGTGCTGGTGGTGACAAGATGTGCACTATTTGCCGTCGCTAATCCAGCAATGGTGTTTGCAGCCGAAGAATACAACAACTGATTGATAGTCGTCGTCGCGGGATACGTTGCTGTCGACCAAGCCGGCGTTGTCGAAGACCCAGAAAGCAAAACTTGATTTGCCGTTACAGTTCCAGAAAGAATAGCACCAGCTGTCCCGGTGGAGTAAAAGATACCGCCATTGGATGCCACCAAGTTAGCATTAGTACCCCCATAGGCCAGCGGTATCAAAGATGCATTCCAAACGCCAACAGTCACAGTTCCAAGCTCAGTAATATTTGTCTGCACTCCAATTGGTAATGTAGTTCCTATAGAAGGCACTCCACCAGAGCTCGTAATTAATACCCCGCTATTCGCAGTAGCCAAGCCAGCAACAGCATTTGCTGCCGAAGAATATAGCAATTGATTTATGGTAGTGGTTGCTGGATAAGTTGCAGTAGAAAATGTAGGAGCAGTTCCAACACCTGCGCCTTGAAGCATCGTGTTTGATGCTCCAGTATTAATACCAATTGCGTTCATTGTAGCCATAATATATCTCCCAGAATGTTTTACTTAAGTTACCGTCCAATTTCCGATTACTGAATTTGCGCGCCATACCGTCGATGCTCCTGCCGTAATACAAACCAGAGTTATGCAATCGCCAGCATTGTTTCCATTTACAGAACCACCAACACCAACTGTACTAGAAGCGCTCGCAATCGTGATTTGTTGATTGGCATTTTGATCTATTGTTGATATTCCTGACTTACCAACAATCATAATTTGATCACCCAGATTTGCTGTCGCTGGCAATGTATATGTGACGCCGCCACCAAGATCAGTCACATAGCCATTATTTGCCAATAAAGCTTGAGCTCCGGATGTTACGTCTGTCCAATTTGCAATCGTTTGTGCTGGGATTTCAAACCAAGCGCCATTATAGAAAGAAAAATCACCTATGGTTGTATCATAAACCATCATCCCAGCAGCGGGAGATGTAAGAGCATTCTTTTGAACTGTCGTCATACGAGATAGAAGAAAAGCACCCGTCGTTGTTTGCAATTCAATAAGCGCGCTCGGAGTCGTTGAGCTTGAAGGAAGACCTCCTGTAAATAATGAACAGACTTGATTTCCCGGCCCATAATCATTATCGATAAATTCAACTGGCATTAAACTATCTACAAAAAGAAGGCCAATGCCATTTGTAAAGGCGATATGCCCAAGATTGCCAATCTGATTAACATTAATCAGAGGAGTTAATCCCTTTTTTTCTCTCAATTCGAGCACTTCTGCAAGTTGAGGAACCTTTGTGATTGGCACTCCACTGTCGGCTAATACTTTACCAGTTGTGTCGGCAAATATCGCAATATCACCTGCCACAGATACAGCCGGACCAATAACATCTCCTCCAGCAGGGCCGCTCTGATTCCAAGCACCCCCTTCACGCATGAAGAAAGCGCCAACTGTCGTATCATAAACAAGCATCCCATCTATTGCATTGAGAGCATTTCTTTGTGTGGTCGTCATTCGACTAACTAAAAGAGCGCTTGTTGTAGATTGAAGCTCTAGACAAGTCGATCCTGTAATTGGAGGATTGCCTGTCGTTGTTAAAACCGGAGTAGAATCAGTCCCACCATTGGGACTATGAACTGTATCTCCAATAAGAATTGCAGTTGTAAAAACTGATGGTGATATAAGATTAAGTCCCATAATTATCTCCTAAAAACTAACCCAAACTGTGCCGTTGTAATATTCCATATGTACTGTTGTTGTATTGAATCTCATATCTCCGGCAACTGGCACTCCTGGCCGTTGTCCCGTTGTTCCGGATGGCAATTGAGCAGCGCTTGTTCCACCAAAAACAGGGTTAGGAACACAAACTGCATTGATATCCGCCGCTGCTGCTGTTATTGGAGTTCCATCCAACTCAAAAGTATTGCCACCACGATTGAAGTTGACAGATATTGTCGCAATCTGCATGGGACTATTATTGCCGAGACCATCTTGAACATTTGCAAGAACTGCCGTTAGGCCATTGCCATTGTTCGTCGTTGTGAGAAGATCTCCATAACCAGCGGAATAAGTCAGGTTCGTTAATTGCGTCATTATACCCATCCCCAATTTAAAGATTGTAATTGTTGCAATCTCTCCGCAGGAGGCAGAGCCATAACCCCATCATCATATTCTTGCTGATCGCTAAATCGATAAATGGTTGGAGTACTCCATGTGGCAAAAGATGCAGTAGACCAAGTAATATTCTGTGGCTGTTGCAATCTTGGATAAAAAATAGGAACAGGATCTGGAGGCAAAATCGGGGGCCTCAACTGCTCATTTGGAGTGTCAACATAAGGTAATCCAACATAGAAGCCTGTCCAAATAAGCGCATTTCCACGCCATTCCATTTGCCGCACAAGATCTTTTCTATTAAAAACAAAACCTGTTTTATCGCAAATCCCTAACGCTTCTGGAAAATCTCGATCAATTCGGACATGTCTACCCTTAGGACGATAACTCATGTTCTAGTCCATCCTTGTTGATAATCGCCATAAATCCGAAGAGGAACTCGCTCTGTATCTTCTCTTGCCGCAATATTGAAAGCATGCTCATATTCTTGACGAAGAATTTCTAAACGAGCAGGCATATACTTAATTGATAATTTAACAGCCAGGCCAGAAACTAGAGCCTCATAGAAACGCTGAGGAATATCAGCCATATTGATCATCTGCCCAATGTCTTGCATCAACTCAACTCGCGTATAAAATAAGTTGTTGTATTGCGGAGTTGGAGTTGGCCAGAGATAGATCACAGGATTAATTTGTCGATCTACGTAAAAACTCGTGGGACGACCTGTCTGATTCTTTAACGGATAAGAAATATACTCAGCGCGAGAAATGCGAGTAACAACTGTATCCTGAAGAGATGTGTTAAAATAAAGTTCTTGAATATTTAATGTAGCACCGCCAGTTTCTCGGACACGAAAATATTGTCCCAAAGTTGGAACGGGAACGACAAACCAAACATTAATACCAATTGTGAAAGTCTGAGCTGGAATCGCCAGGACCTGGAACCAATTAATGCCATCATTAGAATATTCACAAACAGGTGTATAAGTGGTTGTGACATTTGATTGAATACCAACCATATTAATGGCATATTGGACATTCGTTCCCCAATTATAACTTATGTACCCATTTGGAGCTGTTTGCGTACAAGCTGTTGCTGGGTTATTATCAAATGCATTTTGAGCAATACCACCCGCGCTTGAAAATGCAGTGCCACCAAGATTGCGATTCGATGTCCGAATTGTCGCTTCCAAGACATCGCTTGTCGGATAAGGGAGGAGATATGCATTTTGGTTAGGAATTAAATTTAACATAGACTGCTTCACAGTCCACAGATTCAATCCTTTATTGATCCATTCAGAAAGCAGAAGATTTATACTTCTTTGCCCAGATTGAATTTGCTCAGCGGTAATAACATCAGGCAATATACCACAGCGTTCATAAGCGTCTATAATAAACTGCTCGCTGATAGTTGATCCAAAATTATAAGTACCTGATGTTGACATTTATAAACCATAATAAAAACACACACTTATCTAGGACCTGTATGCCTAGGAAGATTCTTCAAAGTCTTTGCCAGGGACGCTCTTTTCCTCAGCAATGGATTCTTTGAATGAGTTGCTTTTTCTAATTTCTTTGCAGGAATCTTTTTCCCTTCCGGAACGTGCAATTCGCGATGAAGCGCCCCAGGATGTTTGATAGCTGCCTGTATAAATTTTCCACCAGCTCTTTGAAGTTCTTTTTTAGGTCTGCTCATGTTCTGCCTATACCTTGAATTAATAAAGTCAATGTTAAGGTTCCTGTACTATTCGAAGAATTAATTGTTACATTGGCGTAATTGATGGGCGTCGTAAGTGTCGCAAATTGAGTCGTAGTAGCTGCCGTCATTGCACCTACAGGGGCCGTAAGAGTAGGCGTTGCCACAACATTCACATCATCTAATGTTGTATTAAAAGTGTAATTTATAGTGGCCGCCCCTACTACAACCTGAACAGAATAATTCATGATTAATTGATCATAATCAAAATTAATCCACCGAGTTCTGCCAGTTTGACCAGAGCCAGCGCTCACAGCAGCGGCTGCAGCATTAGAAGCTATGCTTGTTATCGTGTCATAAATATTAACAGAAGTAACAGTATTATTATTAGGTCCGGCCAGCACTTCAGAAATTGTGGCTCCATTCAAAGTCCCAGTAATTGTAAAATTAACGCCAGAAAGATTGTTTGTAGAGGTTAAAGTAATGGATCTTGTGACTTTAACAAAATCAAAAAAGCCATTTGGCCCATTGTTAATAACCAGATTTCCTGCAGCACCCAATGTCTGAAGTGAAGAAACTACGGTATTGCTTGTTACAGGCCAATTAATAACAATGGGACGAGCCATGAATTAAACTACCTCTGCCTCAATAACAACATCTTCAATACTTTGTTGACCTTCCGACAAAAAATTGACAGTTTCCTGATAAGCACTCAGAGCTCCATTGAGAGTATTAATATCATTCCTTACGATATCTCTCTCATTATTCAATTTCGTAAGAGAATTTAAAATTTCATTGTGAAAATCTAACTTCTTTTGAATATCTTTCTTTATTTCTTCGATCTTATTTCTTATTACCTCTAGTTTTTCCATCTTTTTCTCCTTTTTTTATTTTTAAGTACTTGCCGTAGAACATGGAACGTAATAAGCCACTCCATTTACAGAAATGACCAATGTTCTCGTTAAGTTGGCTGTGGTAATCGTATTAGTTGAAATGGGCGTTACGTCTGTGTATATTGAAAGAGTTCTGCAATTCCCTCCACCTGTAGTAACTGGCTGGGTAGAAGAATAAATTCCAACACTGCTTGCACCCATACCAGTCGGGGCAGTTCCATTAGGAATAGAAATGACATTAGTTGCAGCATTCGTTGGAGCTGCCGTAGCGAGGCCAATACCTTTTGCAGAAAACAGCGCAATTGTAGTCGATAGACAAGAAACACCAACTACACCAACAGCAGAATCGTATAATCCCGACGCCAGATCTCCTGTAAAGACAATTGCAGGAGCCGCAGCCGTTCCATCCGGGAAAATGACAGGGCCGTTACCTTTAGTTATTAACTCAATACCAATATTCGCATCAGTGCCAATAGCAGTAAACGCAACAGGAAAACCAGTTGCACCAGCATTAATATTTAAATAGTTTACAGCAGCAGCAGTTGCAGTTAGATTCAATACGCGCAATCCAGAACTTGAAAAATCTACATCACCAGCACCACTCTGATACATTCCTGAAGTAGTATCAGCTGCAAAAGTATAACTTGGGGCTGCTGCTGTTCCAGCACCATTAGCGAGACTGATAATGCCAGTCACAGCACCTAAAGCCGAAATAATAACAACAGAGTTTTCAAGAACATTACCACCAACACCATTCCACAATGCAACAGCATTATTTGTACTCGCTACAGGCCCTGTAACGGCGCCACCGCCACCGCCTTGCGCAAAGTTAACCCAACCGCCATTTTCATAAAATTGGAATACGTTTGTGGTGGTATTATAAATAACCATACCATTTGAAACAGTGGTGATAGCAGCGACTTGTGCGGTCGTCATACGAGGAACGAGTAGCGCACCTAATGTGGATTGAAGTTCCAAACAAGCAGATACAGGCACACCGGCAACCGTACTTAATGTAGGCGGAACAAGAGAATTTCCTGTCGCATCGCCAACAAGCAACGCCGAAGTAAAGGTTGTTGGATCAGTTGTATTTAAGAATGGTCCAGCCATTTTGCGCTTCTCCTAATGTAATTGTTGACAAAATTGAATTTGTCTAAATATTAAGGGCCAACAGATCCATATGTAGCGCGGAAGTTAGATACTCCGAATGAATACCTTTCAACTGCTTTAGCAAGAAGGTTATCTGTCGAAAAGTCAGTGTACACATCAGTTTCTATCTTTTCTCTGATATAATGCTTGAATCCATCTGGAGCATCTGTCACTAAATACCATCCTGTAGGAGCCGTTAAGAATTGATTGACCCTATATCCCTCTGGAATAGCCGTTACATTATAGATCGCACTGATATCATTGTTGGCTGTATTAGTTCTGAACGCAGAGGCCAGCAAACGTTCCGCAACGAATTGGTTTTGAGGAGGAACAACTAACTTCTTTGGTTTTGTTTGGACAATAAGACCAGCTTGGTTCTTAAACTGCTGAATTGTGATGATCCCTGATTCCAAAGCGGCTTCGTTAAGATCTGCAGCAACAGCAGGCGTATTGGGAACAACGCCGCTATCAATTGGATGCGCTACGCTGTAAAGAGGCTGACCATCACCGATAGGGAAAGTCGCGCTAAATCCATTGTTGATAACGCTGGCTCCAAGTATTTCTTTTGTCTGCGCCAACGAATCTCTCAAAGCAACAGCCATCATTGGGAATCTTGTCTTATAAAGATTATCCATGATTGCCTGACGAGTGATTTGGAAGCCCAATGCAATATATTGATGTTGGTAGTTGGTTACTATGCGTTGGCCCATTGTATCCATAGCAGTTGGAGCGCCTTCAGCCCTTAATTGAGCAAGACCCAACATTCTCATTTCAACTTCGATTTCAACCGCCTTATCTGATTCATAGACATTGAAGATCTCAGACCATTGAGAAGGATACATTGGATAAGAACCGAATACCGCGGCAAGTCCTGGTCGAAGAAGGTTCTGTATTTGGGTAGTATTTATAGTCATATTAGTCTCCCAGTAAATATTTCAAAATTAAATTCCAGCCGTACCTGTGCCGCCCTTGAGGATATGATTGTTTATCAAGCACAAAGCATTGTTAAAATTCACACCACTGACATTTCCAGGTACTGGGGTGAAGGCCATAACCTTTAAGTTAAGCGTCGCAGAAGTTCCGGGAGTCAGAGATTCGAAATTCAAATAAAAGGCTGACACACCAGTCCGCGTAGAACCTCCAGCAGGGTTACCCGTTCCACCATTAGGATTGCCAACTTGGAAGTTTGCATTTAGACCTAAATTTGCTGTAACAATTGTGCAAGGATTTGCTAACGGATTCGCAGTAGACGAAACCTGTATATCGAACAATACATTTGGATCATCAACAACAAAAGCGACAGCATTTGTCGCATTGTCAGGCACAGTTCCTGTCGGCCAATAAGGCGAAAAAACATATTGATTGTTCAAAAGATACTTGCAGCCCATAAAAACACCTACTGTCGGACCTTGAGCAGCAGCAGCGCCACCAACAGCAATGCCTATACCGCCAGTATTGAGAAGAGTGACAGGATCACCAGTGAATAGGTTGTTTGCATATCCAGATATGATATTGTATTGACTCGTTTGGCCGTTCCAGGGAGAGCCAGTAATATCTTGACGAGGCACAAGACCGTTTGGCGTATTTGTTCCATTGCCGTATGACATTTAAAATCTCCAATAACTATTAAAATTGTTGCCAATTTGTACGTACAAATTTTCAAATTTACTTTATTCCTGAGATTTTAAGTTCGAATCACAACCTGAGATTTCTCTCAACAGTCTTTGAAAAGGCGCAGTTACCTTGAGATATTTAAGGAAAATACCACAAACCAGAAGACAGTTTTTTGGAAACCATCAAACCATTACTGTATATTATTCACCAACAAAAAATATATGTCAATCATATTTTCAAAATATTTTAACTTTGCGATGCTTTGCATGGAACAAAATAAGTTGCGCCATTAATTACAACAGGAAAATTATGATCAGGAGTTAATCCACCCCCTGTATTGCTTACAAGTACATCATTAGAATAAATCCCTAATGTCCGGACGACGGATCCAGTTGTTGTGACCGCAGTATAAAACGCAGCGGTGGTTGCCGAAATCGCGCTTGGATTACCGCTTACGGGGCATACCATGCCGCTAAATGTACCGGCTACTGTCATCGTAGCTGCTCCAAAGAGAATTCCACTATTGGAGGAAAGCTGAATTATCTTAGTTCCACTGGCAGAAACGCCAATAACTCCTGCGCTTACATCATAAAATCCGGTTGTCGTATCTCCGGTGAAGGCAATGCCAGGGATGCCCACACTTCCTGCTGGCATAAGGACATTACCTGTGCCATTTGGAGTTAAAGCAATCGGGAGATTGCCACCATTTGTAATTATCGTACTGCCGCCGATGATGAAATTTCCAACGGTAAGAGAAGTTACCGCCGGAGTTGTTGAAAGAGCAATTATCGGATTTCCTAAAACGCCGCTACCATTTGTAACAACTATATTTGATCCACCCGTGATAGTCACAGGAGATTGTGTAGCTACGCCAGTCTGAACCATAATCCCTGTGCCAGCAAAATTATTTAAAGCCACTAATTGATTAGATAAAGAAAAGTTTAACGTTCCAGAAGATGTAATAGGACTTCCAGTGATCGTTAAACCTGCCGTTAAAGAAGCGGCTGCCACTTGCGTAACAACAGAACCAACGCCCAAACCAAAAGGAATAACACGCCAAGTTCCATTGGTGGTCGTATTATCAATTAAATAAAAATAAAATAGCGCCTGTGTCGCAAATGTAGCAAGCAAGCCACCGCCATTGTTTAAGACGGTAAATCCGTTTGCTCCAGAAATATTATTTATGAGAAAATCAGTTCCAACAGAGGTTTGAGTTGCATCGGGTAATGTGATTGAAAAACCACCGCCACTCGGCGTAACATCCATGATTCGCGCGACAACATTATTTGTATCCTGAAATTGTGTCGGCCAACTTAGTGTGATACTTCCTGTTAAGGCTATTTCTAAATAAGAAACATCTGAAACCTGAACCGGAGATCCGCCGAATATATTGATATAGCTCATAGTGACATCTCATTTATGAGTATAATTATAGTCAATATATCAAATCATTTCAAATCAAATAAGAGATCAATCTCCAAATGCGCCACGGCGGCTGGTTTTTACAATCGAGTTTTCCTTGGCGAATACTTTCATTGGCATGATTGAATCATTTGCGTATTGATCTAGACCAGGAATATTCATCATGGTTTTAAAATTATATTCTTCTTGTTGCTTACGCTCTAAATCACAATATTCTTTTCTTCTTTCGATCAAAATTAATCCGCGACGATATATAAATCCTCTTACATGCGCAGGAGCCCTTTCATCCTGATGCGTCGCAAAGTCTGGATGCCGTTCTGCCGGAACAGGATCCCATCCTTTTTGGCTTAAATGCGCCATGCGCGCGGGATCTGGATATCCATAAATACTATCTCTTGCCCAAGCGTATTCAACATCTGGCGGAATTTTATGCGGAGGAATATACAATTCATCAAAAAAATCCATTGAAAGACGCGCCCTAATAGCCGCATCCCTTGTATCCGCTGCTCTTGTTTCCTGAACTCTATTGCTCATTTTAATCTCCTTTATGAATTGTTAATAAGGACGTCCCTTTATTTGTTGAATTCTCATATCTTGCTCTTTAAATTTAACATAATCCTCTTCTTTCACACCAAGACGGCGCGCCATATCCTGCTCATCTAAAGATAACTTGACTTTTTTCGATGAAGATTGCCCCACAGGCGTACCCCTTTTAACAGTCGCTATGCTTGGAGATCGATATGGAGATCGGCTTTGATCTGAAATATAATTCGCATATTGATCGATCTTTTTAAAATATTCTGGAGTTAATATGACTTCTTCTTTTCCTCTTCTACGCAAGTCAAAATCAAGACTATCCGCGTAAGCTCTAACAGCATCTGCTTTATCTGGATCATATTCAGACGCATTCTCATCAAACCATTTATTTTGATTTAGCCACGTTCTCACATCTTCATTGTCATCCTCAGCGCCATAAGAATCATAATCCTGATATTGCTGCTGAGGGGCCTGAGGTTGCTGAGATTGTTGGTATTGTCTGGCGGTTTCTTGAGCCTTCCATGAATTTAAATTTTCAAGTTTTGCTGCGACTTGAGCTAATTCAGCATCTGCATCAACAATTCCATCGACATCATTTAATTCGAAAGCTCTTTTTTTTGCTTCCTTGGCCTTATCCATTTGAAGTTTTACGCTATCTTCATAATGAACCATTGACGCATTGTTTGAATGATTTACATAAGACTTAATAGTCTCATACTCTTCTTTTAGTCTTTTATTTTCAGCCAAAAGACGATGACGCTCTCTTTGGATTTTTGAAAATTTTTTCTTTTGAGCGATTAAATCATCTTGAGCAGGCATTGATCTATCCTGCTCTTGAGATTCTTCTCGGTCTTCTCTTTCTTCTGGCTGAACTGTTACAATTTCTTCATGCGATGTATTTTCAGGCGGATTTATTATTTCTTCTATCTGCTTAATTTCGTCGGCAGGATTGATAATATCTGTCATTTTGTCTCCTTAATCTCTGACTACATCTTGTGGATCAAAAACAGTTCCAAATATTCGATCATCTGGAATAAAAAACATTGGAACGCCTTTATAAACAAAGCGCGTTCCCTCATGACGAGGAAACACAACCCAGTCCCCTACCCTGCACCAAGGGCCTTGCGGGAATTTCTTTGTTTCTGTTTCTTGATAACATTCAGGACCTTGAGCAATCACAAGAGCCACGCAAGTCCGATATTGATCTTCCATTCTTTGCGCATCACCTAGATAAATTGTGGCTTCAGTCCCATCTTCGCGCTTAATTTTCTTCAGCTCTTCTGGCCTAATATAGAGCTTAATCAACATGTGATAGCCAGCTGGTTTTGGCGGATCAAATCCAAGCTCTTTTGAAATCAAATTTTTAGCTTCTTGCTCCTCGTATGGTTCTATAAAACTAAGTGATGTGCTTGCTGATTTTTCCATTATTTTTCCTTTAGTTATTATTGTTTAAATTTGAAGATGGATTTTCATGAATCGATTCAAAAGTTTCGCAGATTATGGCTTCAGTTTCTTGCAGTCCTTTGATTTTACCGCAAAGCCAGCGATATTCATCATGAGTTTGCATCGATCCATTCGAAACACGGGAAGAATAATTTTTTATAGATTCGCGAATGTTAGATAAAATAACTTCGTAAAATTTCAATATCATAATAATATTATTTTTCTTTTATTCTGATTATAGATAAAAAAATACCTTTTTCAAACGAAAAAGGTATTAAAAAGAAATATTATTGTTTTATTTTTAGTATCCTTTTGGTGATTTCCTCATGATTGGACGCCCAGAAGGAGTCGCAACACCATGACGAACCTTTGCGGCGCCACCAGCGGCCATCTTTTTTGTATGATGATGGTGCTTGCTATGATGCTTTACAGCTCCACCATGCTTCTTATATTCTCCCATTGATGCGTCAAATGCACCAGCATTTGCGCTTACTCCCTTAGATTTCCCTAAAGCATGATGTGAACAATGGACTCCCTTCATATCTTTTTCATAATTGATATGAGGAGTTTTTGTAGATGGACGAGCCCCTAGCATTTCATGTTCATAAACAGTGCCACCAGCAGCTTTATGAACGCGATGTCCCTTTTTGTGATGATGCTCCCGACCACCGTGTGCCATATGCTCATGATCGCCATAGTGAGGATGACCACCTGGGGTCATATGCTCATGATGATGACGATGATGTTCACGACCGCCATGCGCCATATGCTCATGGTCACCATAATGAGGATGGCCACCATGTGACATATGTTCATGATGATGATGCTTTTTATGCGCACGACCTCCCTTATGCATTTTCTCAGCTTCCTTCACGCTTTGAATGCTGAGTTTTTTCTCATGAGGAATATAAAGATTGGTGAGATGGCCACCAGCTTCAATGTCTTCCCGACGTTGTAGAGTCTCATGTTTATGCCCACCATGTGCATAACCTCCGCCCTTTAGCTTTCTTTCCTTTGAAAGCCCTCTTTCGGCCATTTCTAAGCCGTGATGCTGCATCTTATGCAGTTTTGCTCTTTCATGCTCTTTACCTTCATGATGGTGGTGCCCTTTAACATGTCCACCTTTCTTGTAAAGTCGCATTTTTTCGTGACTAGGAGTTGAATGACTTGCTGGTAAAGTCATCGGAGTTCCCATAAGCTCCGCCCTCATTAGCCTCTCTGCTTTTTCTCTCATTGAGTCTTCACCAGGATATCCGGCCTGGTATTTCATATGTTCTGGATGATCCATATCGCGCATTGTTACCTCTCCGTGTCATGCATGTTTTAACAATAGCATTTATAGCTATTAAAGTAGAAGGAAAGTATTACCGGCGCCTTTGCACTTTGAAGCGAGCAACATCTCTGTCTTTCGCATTCTTTTCTCGTGCGATTTCCTTCTGACTATTTATTTTATACTTTTCACCTTCGAATTTCAATTGTGATTTAAAGGCTTCTGTTTCTGCTTTTAATTTTGTTTCTTCATCTTTTAAGTACGCAGCTTCTCTTCTTTGTTCGATATCTGCCATTAATACTTGATTTGGATCAATTTGTTGCGCTTTCTGCTCTTCTGCTTGAGCTTGCAACTGAGCTTGAGCCACCTGCGCTGCTTTTATGGCAATCGTATTTTGAACTTCAGGATCTTTCAACATCTCTGGTTCAGGCATCTGCATATGCATTTGCATTTGCATGTCTAACAAATATTGCATGGCATTATGTTGTTGGATGTGCTCTGTCATCATGTTCATGACAGGTTGACGCATCACTTCAGGAATATTTTGTATAATATTAGGATCTTGCAGAAAAGCAGAATGAGAAAGAATGTGCGCCGAATGATCTTGCCACATAGCAGCTTGAAGGGGTTTTCCTTGTAAGCCATTCATATTCTCCGATATTGGATCAAGAGGTTCTGCTTCCTGATTGGTTGGCATAAGAACTTCTTCTATATCATGAATATTCATCGTTTCTAAAACGCGCTTATTAACTTCGCGCATATTGTAGATTTGAGGATTCATTTGAGCCATTTCCAATAATGATTTGGCTTTAAAAATGCGTTGCGTTTCTGTGACGTGATTTGGATCAGAAATCGGCAATACATGGATTTTATCACTAAAATCCTGCCTCATAATCGCAAGAGTCTTTCCACGGACAAAAAATGGATAAGGCTTATTAGGTAAAGTCTCTGCGAATAAATCATACATGAGATTTAATTCATTCGATAAAGAAGTATAAATCGATTCAAAAACAGATTTTTGGAATCTATTTGTAACCTCAAGCAGAGCTAATGTGGTTTGAACAGGAGCATTAACATTATGCTCAACGATTTGACTTTCTGATGTTGAGGCCAAAGTCTGCGTCGATTGACGAAGATCACCCCACAATTCCTTGAGAACCACAGAAGGTTCAGAATAAGGCATTGGCATCACAGCATGCTGGATAGGCAAACCTCCTGTTTCCACATCAAGAAATTCTCCAGGGCCTACGGGTTTATCATTATTTTCAATGCGAAGCCCTTTAACTTTTAACCCTCCTGGAAAATTACACAATGTTCCCTTATCTATTAGCTGACGCAAAAGAGAGGTTAAAACAATTTGATTGGTGCCAATGAGATGAGTAAGTCCCATGCCATAAAGACCATAACCAGGAAAATAATTATATTGAGTAAAATATTCTTTGCGTCTAAAAAATTCATCGCTTTCGTTCCAATTTCTATATATGGAGAGTACTTTGTGAGTTGTTGAGCAAATACTGACGATATAAGGAAGAGGAATATCAACTTTTTTTGATTTCTTCTCAAAATAATCAAAATCCTCTAAGGATAAATAGGTATGAACTTCATAAACATCAAATAAAGATTTATCTTCATAAATTTGTGTATTAATACCCTCAATTCCACTAATGACTTTCTGCGTTTCTGATTCATTTTTAAAAGTATCATTAATACCAGGGAGTTCAACTTCTCTGTAGAATCCATTCAATTGACGGAGTTTTATATCTTGCTTAGACAGATGCTCAAGATGAGTGAGGCGATCAGAACTAAGAATGGTAACGCAATTATTATTGACGATAAAATCTTGAGGATCAATCATCCTGGTAATCGGCATTTTTGTTATAGGATCACGATATGTCTTTCGGAAAATACATCCAACTAATGGGATATAGATCAACAGACGATCTGAATCAGGATAATAATCCTTATCTTGATGAACGAGATAATAATTGAGCCATTCCTTTATACGAGTTCCTTTATCTTCTAGATCAGGATCAGCTTCGCCCAAGATCTCAAAACTCGAAGGACCACCACGCGGGAACAATAATGGCTTCATTCGTGAATAAAAATTAACAATAGCTGTGGAAAGCGTCGTATCAAAGGCTCTACAGGCTGTCATAAAAGGAACATCTTTAAATGTCTCTAGTTTTAGCCCTAAATATTTTAATCCATTAAGATAAGCTTGCTCCCATTCAGTTCGAGATTCTTTATCTTGCTCAATTCCTTCTAAAATCTTTGCAGAAATACCCCCAAGAACTTCTTCCGGCATTTTTTCAGCAAGATTTTCATAGAAATCAGCATTTTTTCTTTCTTCTTCAAGCTTTTCTAGTTTATCAGCAATTTCATAGACTTTAGATCCATCAGGAAGATCTTCGATTTTTGTTACGACCTCTTCGGACATCTCAGGTGGCATAGAACTTTCACCTGATGGAGGGCCAAATGAGGCAGATTCTTTAAAAAATGGAGATGAAAATTGCGGCATATATGAAATCCATCATAAAATATTCGTTCTGAGATCAATGTTGACACAGATTAGCTCTTTTTACAATAATTCTCAAATACACTTGACGAAAAACAGTTTTTTATCTAGATTATTCACGAAATGAAAGCAATAAAAATGATCAAAGAGAAAGAAGAAGAAAACAAAAAACAAAAGAATATAAAAAAATCCAACATTGAAAAGATTCAAAAGGCAGAAAAGGATCTTTTTAAGATTTTTTTTAAAAAAATAAATAATTTTATAGAAGATAATAAAGAAGAATATGAATTAGTTCATTTTTGCGAAGAAGATTTTTATTTTATGATCGTGAAAAAGACAAACCTCTTAATAAAAGATGTTAATTTAAACAATCCATTTCAGCCATACGAATGCATGAGCAAAAGAGATTATCCGATCGTTTCTATTGTTCGTGTAAATTATAAACCAGGAAAGCCTACCACGGCTTACAAAGATCCTATTTTTATTGAAAATATCAGAAAATTTGGCGGGAAAGTTCTCAGATTAAACCTCCGAGATAATTTTGAAGAAAAAATGAGAGAGTTTTTTGCTTGACATGCTTTAAATCGATTTGTAAGTTGGTTTTGTTCATTTAAGATAACCTTTATGAACAGTTGACAGAGGGGAGCGTCGAAAGATGCTCCCCTTTTTTTATTCCCCGATAGCTCAGTCGGTAGAGCACCTGACTGTTAATCAGGTTGTCGCTGGTTCGAGTCCAGCTCGGGGAGCCATCCTAATATAAAATCTTATTTACTCGCATTGATGTATCTGCTCTCGTCTCATCGTTAGGATGGCTGATCCAGCCGCTGAGGTTAAGTCTCAATAACATCTGCGTCATTGTATCAACTAAGTCTCGTGATTCTGCATTTGGGAAAAGAGCACAATTCTCAAGCAGAATATCGGATATTAATCTCAATTGAGAAAAGTCTGGAGGAAGAGCCGGGACCCAAACACGACCAGCTTCAAGCAAATGAGTGATAAGTCGAACGCGCTGCATTTTATCACCATGTTTGTTGGGATCAAAGCGCACCGCTGGAACACCACCCCTAATCAAGTCTTGAATAAGCGATATACCCGATACCTTAGCTTCCACAAGCACCATGTCAGGGCGATGAGCCCCATCAATACGTATAGGTCTTGTACCGTCGTCTCTATAATCAAGAAATAAGCGCTGGGCCATGGTTCTAAGATCTGGATATTCAACACGGCCTCTCCAAAGGTTTAATAAGATAACATTAGGATGTTTATGCTCATCAAAAAATACGCCCCAGGTCGTACAGGCGGAATAGGCATTCTTATCGCGAGCTTCTAAAGCAGTATCCCATGATTGTATCGTATAAACCAGTTCGGGAGGATCTAATTCTTTCCAAATCTGGAACCAAGATTTTTTCAGTATTCCTCCTGATTCTGGCGCTGGTCTTTGCTGGAGTTGTCCTGCGATGTTGTATTCCGTTTTCAAACTTTTCTTTAAATCTTTTAAGCCAGCTTCATCGATATGATCTGCCCAAAGCAATTCTCCTTGAATTTCTCTAGGATCTTCCCAGATTCTTCCATTAACCGAAGGCAAACTGATTGTCTTAGATTTCCGATTTTCTTCATATTCCATAGGAAGAATGAGCTTTACCCATTCTTCATCTGCATCATTTGCGATGATATATCCAGAAATATCAGCTTCATGAAGTCTTTGTTGAACCACAACACGAATAGCTGTTTTGATATCATTTCGTCGTGAAGGCCAAACCTGTCTCCACCAACCTAATGTACCTTCACGAATGGTGTCAGATTCTCCATCTGCTGCGTTATTAGGGTCATCGCAAACAAGTATCGATCCGCCTTTACCTGTTACAGTTGCTCCCGTACTGGTGGCGATCCTGGCACCCATACGCGTATTTTCAAAAGAGCCTTTGGTGTTTTGATCGTCAAATAGTTGATATCGATCACCCCATCTTTCCTGGTACCAGGGAGAAAGAATTAAACGTCGACAATCAACAGAATGCTTTAGTGATAACGACATAGAAAATGATGCATAAAGAAATTGTTCCTGCGCTCTAGTGATCCAGGTCCAGGCAGGCCATGTGATGCTTACAAGCGTTGATTTCATACATCGAGGAGGAATATTTATTAATAAATTCTTGATCTGCCGTCTATTGCAAGCCTCTAAATGCTCACAGATCGCTCCAATATGCCATCCATCGCTAAATGGTTTGTCGCCTTCAATCCATGGCCACGCCTGCTTTACGAACTCATAAAAAGACTTTTCACAATCTTTTAAGCTTACTAACTTATTTGCGGCTTGATAAATTAGATTGGAGCGAGCTTTCGGCTCCATATTTTTTAATTGTTCTATAATATTGCTCATGCGTATATTATTGATTATATGATAATATCTTGTAAACATAAGATTCCATAAAATGAAGAAGAATAAAAAAATAGAACACGCATTAGCTCAGCCCTCAAAACGCACAGTCCTAAAAGCAGATATGCTAGTACGCAAACAGATGGAGCTCGCTGCGCAGTTCACAGAAAAAGCAGAAAAAGAATGGCCATTTTTGCTGAAAGAGTTGTTTAAATTGGCTAAGGGTGGTGAACAAAAAGCATTAATGTATATCTTCGATCGAATGCTTCCAGATTTTAATAAGAATGTAGCTCAGGAAGATCACAAACCATTAGACTTACACAAAATGAATGAACAAACATTAGTTGCAATCGTGGATTGGGCTAGGAATCAACTACAGGAAGACAAGATTATTCAGCATGTAGAGGTGATTGAACCGGATGTTAAATCCTAAGTTCTCAATTAGTTTTCATCCATTCTCCAACAATACACTTCTATCTCTTTTGTATTTCCATCTGCAATCATCTGCAATTGCTCTGGTGAAAGAAAAAATGAAATGATAGAGATACCATCTATCTGATTAATATCGAAATGATATTCTTTATCATTTTCATCATAATCAACATAGATCCAACCAAAGGCGCAATCGATACGATTCACATCTTCATTGAGCAAAATCTGTGAAAAGACATGTCTTAAGTCTTCCGTGATGTAAAGTTTCTGAGAATTTGAAGTCATTTTTCAATTTCCTGTTTTTTCCTGTTGATTTTTAGTTTTCGTTAGAATATATCATCATGGCTACGTATAAAAAACACAAAAATGGAGAAAATAATGAAAAAAATTATATCAGCAATCAGTTCGCTTGCACTTCTTTCGGGATGTGCATCTATCCTATCTGGAACAGAGCAAGAAATAAATTTAGTAACACCGCAATATGAAGACGCAAAGTGCAGAATTTCAAACGATCAAGGAGAATGGCTCGTTGATAGCACACCTACAACAATAAAAGTTAAAAGATCGAAACAACAATTGTTGGCAACCTGCGAAAAAGATGATCTTATTGGTGAGACAGCTGTTCTTTCTACCTTTAACAATCGGGTTATTGGGAATGTATTGCTCGGTGGCCTGATAGGATTAGCGGTTGATTATGGAACAGATGCTGCCTATGAATATCCTGATGTAGTATCAGTTGATCTCTTAAAGAAATCTAGTTAATAAAAAAGGGCGACCTGTAGCAGTCGCCTTTATATTCCCCGACAGCAGGAAAGCTCTCCTTCATTACTCCACGAAACGCGGGAACAGGAGTAGAGAAAGTCGATTCTATTAATTAATACCATTTATCTGCTATTCTCAAATCAATTTCTTGTATCTCGTTGCTAAGAATTTTTGGCAAATCATTAAGAGATATCTGGAACCAATATTCTTTATTATGATCCGAATAATAACTAAAACAAAATTCTCCGTCTAAATCTTCATCCAAATCCTCATAACCTCCACAATAATGCTCAGATTGAAACATATCACCAGATTGAGTTTCTTCCCATTCTTCATCAGTTTTATTTTCTTTTATTATTTCAGAACATATTTGTTTAAATTCATCATCAATCTTCAATTTCATAGCAGTATTAGCTTCCTTTTCTTAATTAATTTTATATTTTCTTAACTATATCATCTATATATTCTTTTGCCTCTGATTGCACAATCCAATAAGATGAATCGTACAGGGTTAGCCTAACATCAAAGGGTTTCTTTCCATTTTTTAAAGCTGTTTCTTTCAAGGAATCTAATATAACATCTAAAGACTTCAATACGTCTTTATTGTTTATTTCATTTGGATTAACTCCATAGGGAAGTATGTCTATGATATCAATTTTATCTACTACCATATTATTACCTCATCTGTTGTTAGGGGCTCTGGAGCGCTAGGAAAGTTTGCTCAATACATAATCATCGCAAATTATTTTCATAGCATCATCCACAAACCATAAATCGAGAGTGATGTTGAAAAACTCTTTTTTATCTATGTATATGCTGGTTAGTTCCAGGGCATTCCTAGGTTTTAGGGGCTGTGGAATTTTATAAATGATTTCTGACACTTGTTTAAATTCTAAAGAATAGAATATACAATTATTATTTGTAGTAACTTGGACTAAAAAAATTAAACGATGTGTTAGGTAATCAAAGTTAATACCATTAATATAACCCCCCCATAATTCTTCCAAGCTAGAATTTCCTATGTTGTCTTTCATCATTCCTCTTCCAAAACACCATTTTCATAATGATGATGCTCCTGTAAAGCACTTGAAAAGCGCTGGATAAATTCAGCGCTAGTTTCATGTTCTTTTTTAGGATTAAAATAATTATGAGAAATCGCCCAATCATATGTTCCCTTATTCACCGGATAAGCCGTTAACATACCAGAAAGCGTATATTTCTTAATCCATTCTTCGGCCTTTTCCTTTTCTGTAAATACAGCAGATGGCAATTTAGAATTATCGCCCGAAAACACCCATATGTATTCATTGCCTAACCTACTCATTTTGATATCTCTGTTATATATTTAAACTAATGTGCTATTAATTTTTCTAAATCATCGACAACTCTATCAGTATGTTGTCGATTTCCTTTTAATCCCATTCGTTCTGTCTCAACCCACCATAGATAATCGAATAATTCATGCTTTGGTCTTCTGTGAATAAGCATTTTGTAAATTTCTGGAATATACATGTCATATTCATCATTAGCTTGTGGAAATATATTCACGCCAATTGGATCCCATTCATTAATTAAGATATTATGAATAGACTCATGCAACGTTCTTGCCTTTTCTAAAAAATTCATTGGTTTGGCTTTCCTGGTATAGTTGTAACAATTCTTCCCGATTCTCTATCTACAATGACACGCAAATCATTTTCTATATCATAATATCCTATAGTTTTATCTCTAGTATGGAAAATATTACCATAATTTATAGCATGTTCAACAACAGAAGGCATCAATCCTCTATTTTGCATTTGATCCAAAACGTGTCCCGAAAACTCTTTCTCATTAATAGTTTGTGGCACATTCCTAGTTTTTTGATATGGAGGATTCTTTAATTCAAAACCCCTTGATCCCCTAAACCCAAAGTTGAACATTGAAACTTCTCTTTGATAAATGGGTGTGCTAAAAATCGAATACTCTTTTTCTGATATTGGCGTATACAATATTTGACGTACACTTGTTGTAACCGGAAAACTTTCCTTCATGACTCCACGATAGGCAGGAACAGGCGTAAAGTAAGTCGATGGTCCTGAATGATGCGCTGGGGTAAAGAATATAGATTCTCTAGATGGAGGAGCATCAAATCGTATTCCCCTATTTTGCTCTATTGCGTACCAATCAACCAGATCGCCATTACCCATTTTTGTTGGAGCTAATGCCACAATGGCAGCGGCTATCGGCGCTGAAACAGCAGCAGTACCAGCTGCCAACAATGGCAATACTAGCTCAGGCAAAACCATTAACAGATGAGCATGATTATTCTTAACCGCAATATCAGCAGCATCATTAGTAGTCGATATGTTCTGTCGAGTCACGAATGCAGCTATCGCCGCAGACAACCTACCGGCATCTTCTGAATCGAATACGTCTGCCCCACTCTCTCCAATAAAGCTACCAATCATACCAGCGACTGGATCACGATCTTTTATCGTCCCATGGAGTGCACCATTCGCTATATGAAGGATATTACCAAAATCGCCAAGCGCCCCTTTCGACTGTCCGATTTTAGCGGACATTTCACCACACACAACGTCTGCAACAAAACCTTTAAATCCATTAAGCGCAGCATCCCTCGGCTTTTCATGATCGATAAATACAGAAGTTGCAGATCTAACTCCAGCCTTAATAGCTTCATTCTTTATCCGATCAGTAAGGACATTAGAAAAACCATCTGCGCCAATAGATTGAGTTACATATTTCACAGCTAAATCTGCTGCAAGTCGTCGTAGGTTCTGAGGCTTTGTAAACTTCTTCGCAGCTTTTCTAAGATCGCCCTTCGCATCCATCAATGCTGTTACAGCTGCTGATGCAAGGATACTACCATAGCCAGGAATAGCTAGATTTGTAGCTGTAGCAACTAAAGCTTTAAATTGAGGTGTAAATTCAAATGACTTCCGGTTCCACTTCTCATGAACTTCGTCTACAGGGATAAAGTTCGCATTTCTTAAATCCTGCGTCCATGCCGGAAGCCCCTTCCCTGCCGGATATTCTACAAATGAACCGTTGCCCCCATATATAACAACTTTTGCCTCAGAGGATAGATTTGGCATCTTCGCAACATGCTCTATATGACCCTTATCCTTAGACTTCGTAAAAAATAAGTTCTTCTCATTTTTGCGAAACCTATATTCATCTTCAGAAATGGTAGTCAGAACCATCGCCTTTCCTGATCGAGAATAAATAACAATAGGACCTTTTGAAGAAACATCAGTTCCAGCCAAGGTATTATCTTGATTGGAAGAAAGAAGCATATCTCCGTCGGTTGAGGAAATTGTTCCATTGAAATGGGTTACAGTTTTATGTGTCCATCTTTTACCAGAAGAAAAACCATTCAACTCAAGAGGAAGATTTTGAATTGTTCCATGCTTAGCGCGCATTGTAACTGATCCGCGCGCAAATGTGCCAACGCCAGTGTTAGAGAGGTTTGCTCCAGCGCTCTGGAATATAGGACCTTCAAGACAGATAAATTGCTGTTGAGGTGCTGCAAAATCTTGATAGGAGCTTTCTCCATGGCGTCTATATTTCGTCGTCTCACGATATTGAGAACCATGCTCAGAGATAGAGTCTATTTTCTTTTTCGCAATTAAACGATTGTTTTTATGAGCTAAATCAGAAAGAGTCTTAATATCAATTTCCTCTTCTGCATATATATCACCGGCTGATCTATAAGGTACAATTTCCTGTGAAGGCACAGATAAATGTAGATCAGCATGTTCCTTTCCAGCCACATGTCGAATGCTGTAGAAAAGCAATGGCACCAAGGCTTTCTGCAAGTCCTGAGCAGAGATAATCTTCTTATTGTTCTCCTTCTTCCATTGCTCAGCATTTTCGAAAAAACTTTCAGTCCATTTAGTACCGCTATATCCCTGAGTGAAAGTCTTTCCACTTAATTGAGTAAATACAGAATGAATCGCCAAATCCATATCTATATTAGCAAGCGGATCAAAGAACATCTGCGTTGGCATACGATCAAGGAAAACTACCTGCTGGGGCGTTGGATGATACGCTGTTCCAAACGGATGCTCTGATGTATAAACACCAGAAACATGCTTCTTATAAAAAGAGGATCTCAATTCCTCTAATTCAAATACATTTGATAAATTCGCAATCTGAACAAAACCATTCTTCGCATCTTCTCTTTTTAACTCTGGATTATAGATAAGCCCTGAATTACCCCTAGAAATAAATTTCCTCGCAGACGAGATAAGACTTAAAGCGAAATTCCCAAGCTCCATGTTAATAACGTTTCCTAAGAAACGAGGAGAAACAATTGAATAACCAGCAGAGTTTCCAATGAGCTGCGGCTCAATAATAGTATTGCATGCTAGATATTGTTGAGGATTAAATCTCGTAAAAGCACCATACTGGCGTTTTAATGCCGATATATATGCGGTTCCTTCAGCCAGTGAAAAAAAATTATTTGCACAACCATGATATGGACAACTTGGATTTCGATACATCTGAAGCATGTGCAAAATTAAAGGATGGTTTAAAGAGGCGCCATATGGAAAGGAGTTATGCGCAATAGCACCAGTTCTAAAAATATTTCCTCCTGCAAGAACTGAACTGGCCTGAATATAAAGCTGATTAACGTTCCTAAAATTGATGTCCCCTGTTCGATGAATCAAACTTTCATAGGGTGAAACATGCGCATAAACAGCTAATCTCGGAGCGCAACCAGCCATCGTCCATGTAACAGGAGGACGTTTTAATGAAACTGTGGGAGCATCAAATATTCCATTTCCTTTGCCCTTAATCGTACTTGCAGTTAAATCAATAGCAGTCTTTGATACAATTTCTGAATCATCTCTAAAACGCGCTTCAGCATGCTGCATAATAAATGCACCCACCAGATCCATTGTGAATTTATCATTCATAACTAAATAGGATCCAGATGATCCGTTTGCAGCCATAGAACCAAGATGAAATGCACCAACCGTCGTCTTAATCTTCGAAGGACCAAACCCATAGATCTTCGCAAATGATGCATCAACAGAAGCTGCCGTCAGGTTAAATGGCCCTCTCGTGGATCCAATCTTTGCCGGAGCATATAATGAAGTACCACATGATAATCTTCCAGTAGCCTCAAGCGTCAATTCTGGCGCCATTAATCCAGCAGGAAGAGAAAGTGTATCAGTTACAATATGAAGATGCCGGATCTTCGTCAGCTCAATATAATTCGGTAATGTCAGAGAGGGAACGTGAATGACAAGTGTGCCAGGATGCTGAAGTCCTCCTATGAGATCCAATTCCTTTTCAGCTAACCTCGTAAGATTAACTTTATATACAGGAGTCGGCGGATCTTCCTGGAGAGCAGATGAGTAACACGGAATAATACAAAAACATAAATGTGCGAATATGAGTACCAGGCGAAGCACTTTAATAGCGAAAAAATTTAACAGACGGTTGATTGCTTTTGTTATCATGGTTTGGATTCCTTTATAAGACATCTCAATTCTCCCTAATTGATGTTCTTTTCTTTCTTTTGGTTTTATTAAATCTTGTTTTTTGTTGTAATTCAAGTGAATTCTTCGGAATAAAAAAAAAGATATAAAAAAAGATATAAAAAAAGATATAAAAAAAGATATGAAGAAAGATCTAAACTCTAAGTAAAAAAAAGATATAAAAAAAGCCACCGCATTCAAGGGGAGGCGAATCGCGGTGGCAAACCGAGGAACTCAGGATGAGTCCCTCGGAACAACAACAAAGAAAACCACTAAGTGATGAATGACTTTAGTGATCAAGGTCAGGATAAATGAGGGAAAAATCAGAGTCAAGAGGTTTTTTGTTTTTTAGGAGAGGAAGATGCGCATCACTTCCATCCGATAATGATGCGCATACCCAAGAAAGGTGAAGTCGCCAAAATGTGGACAAATTTAGCGACTTCTGGAAAAGAGTGTAGAGATAAGAGGGAGAAAGGTCAAGGGGTCGTTTTTGGAAAATTTTTCCGGGGAATTGAAAGCGTAGGTACCATACCATTAATATATATCTATAAAAATTCGGGGGCCGGGGGTCAGAAAAGCATCATAGGGTCGACCTATGGTTCGCTCAGAAATATTTTCAGTCGCACGCAACCTGCGTACAACTCAACCATGGGAGAAGATTCATAACAAAAGATCTTCTTGATTCTATAATGATATGATCAATCGCACGGAATCTGCGTGCAGTTGGAGCAAATGATTTGCCAGCGCTGCTGCGACATTGTCTAGTCAGAACAATAACCTTAATGAGTTTTCTTCGCGGAGGAGAACATTTTCTTTTTTTAAAAAGAAAATTGTTAACAGCTTTTGTTAACAAGATATCAAACTTGATTAGTGTAACATAAATCAAATTACAAGTTTAAGTCGCTAGCTTATTAGACATTTTGTTCGATGGATATTTTTTAAACATAGATGCCAGATTTTAAGCAGCACAAAATTTTTCTCTTGACTTACAAAAAAAGTGTGGAGATTTTCTCTATAGAAAAGCTAAAATCATACGAAATAATACTGCAACCAAAATATCATCGCCAATATCACAAAGAACATCGCAATTGATAAATAGACAATAATAAACAAAGCTAGAAAAAATAATGGCTGCCAATTTTGAGGAAATCTTTTCTTTAAATACACCAAAACATGATTAATTAACCAATGCATTTCTTGCGCCTAAAAAGCAAATCACAATCAATATTGCTATTACTATATTTTCAATATATAAATATGAATTCTTTTTCATTTCTCCATATTCAGAAAATATCTTCAATAATACGTAAATAGCAATCAACGCAAATAAAACATCTACTATAATAACCATTTAAATTAATCCGGCAAAATTAAATGAATCGAACGTTCTCCGCTTCGAAATAAGAAGTTCAGATATTGCGCATACTTTTCTTTTTCATTATCATCCGGCAATAACTCAGTTACTTCCAGTGCGTGTTTTCTCGCAAGCAATAACCATCGCCATGTCGCACGCGTAACACTTTTATTCACCTCATCCATGTCATCGATAAGCTTGTAATACGAAAAACCCATTTGCTTTCCACATTGCTTACACATTGTATAATGCTTGTCGAAACAATCGTACCCTGATGCCTTTCTATCTCGATGATCAAATAAATTTGTTTTTATAAATTCACATGAACAATATTCCTTGTCCTGATAATGTGTATTTTTATCAATATCTTTTGATTTTATTTGCGTTGTATACATTGTTAAGATCCATTTCGTTCTATCTCATATTCCATTTTACTTCCTATCATCTTTCGTATTATATTATTCTGGCTTTCTATGACATGCAACAAAGTATTTATCAATTCTTCATCTGATATCTTCTCTGTCTTTTCTTTTCTTTGTATTTTCATAGTCACAATATACCTCAAAAATTACAATGGGCATTATAAACTATAATATATCAATATTCAAGAAATTTTTCTTTCCTCATCCATTTCATCGATTTGACAGCGCCATTAATGTATGATATCCTCGTGACGACCATGAAGTGTATCTCATGCTCATGTTTGGCCTGTTTGGCCTGTGTTTAACCTGCAAGTAAATTTGGATTTCCACCTTATTTTTCAATGGTCTCCAAGTTTGGGCTGTTTAACCTGCCCGGGCCCCCTTTTTAAAGATCCAATACATGACAGATAGACAAAGTTCCAGAGGTAGGATCATATCCGGAAAAAACAGGTTAAACATAAAAATATATAAAAAATAATAATATAATATAATAATATCAATAGTTTAAGAGGTTTGAGTTTGGTGTACCCAAACATATGCCCAAACAGGCTAAACTCAAATCTGAGGTCTCAAAGCCTTGGCCTTGATTAGAAGTCAATTTTCAACCAGGAGTTGCGTGTCAAAAATGTATGTCAAGAATAAATTTAATACAAATTTTATTAATTTTACCTTCCAGGTTAAACAGGTCAAACTTTCTAACTGGCGCTCCTCTTGCCACTGCTCTTTACATGCCTACATTTTAACAACTTAATATTTTTTTTAAAAAAAGAAAAAATTCTTCTTGAAAAAGAAAATTACGCATGTTAAAAATATTTTATCAGCTAATCAGATTTGGCCTGATGAAAACAACAAACAACAAAGGAAAAACAAGATGAACAACAATTACTCAAACTCAAATTTCGATAACATACAGAATGTGGATGACTATTTTTTTAACCTTCAATATCTAACGCAAGATTTTTTTAGCAATTGTGATGACTTTGCTGCAGTTTCTGGATATGTTCCACAATTATTAACAAATTTTTAGCTTTTTAACGAAACTTTCATATTTAGTATATATAGTAAGAATGATAACAAAAAAGGAGATTATTATGATACCTAAAGAAGAATATTTCCCCCTAATGGAAGATGAGTCATTGATTCGTTCTGCAATTGAGATGTATGGAGCGAATTCTCTTGCGACATGTGTTATGCAAGTGCAAATTCACATCAATGCGCTTGATCTTGAAGAAGAAACATTGCGATTAGAGATAAAAGATCTTATCAGACAGATGGAACCTATTGCCGCGGAAATTGGAATGGAACTACCGCGCACTGCTCTAGAGATAAAGAAAAAGCAGTTGAGACTTGAATCTATTCCAGCTATAAAACAAAGATGTGAAGCAGCTGTAGAGCTTACAAATAGACTTTTACATGAAGCTAGAATGAAACAAAAGATTTTAGAAACAGGAGATGAGCAATGATTAATTTAAATACGAACAATTCTTCTAAATCTTATTGGGAACGTATGGTTGATACATATGGAAAAACAGGAGCTCGTTATGAATTAGCTCAGTGCAAAAAATCTGCCACTCGTTTTCTAAGAGAATATAAAAAAATTAATAAAACAATTGATGAAGAAAAAAATCCTCATTACATTAATGAATTAATAAAAATTTCAGATCACTTGTTAAAAAGCTATATAGATTGCAAAAATAAAATTGAAAATAGTGTTGAAGAATTAAAAAAAACTACAAGAAAAAAAGGAATCGGCCAATGACAACAACAGAAAACAGTTTTGAAAAAAACTATCATTATTTAAGAATATTTTCTTTAAGTGAGAATTTAAATCATACTTTTCTTCAATCATTAAAAAGAAATTTAGTAAAAAATAAAATTAATGATATAAATAGCATTCAATGTTTGATCTTATATAACATTGGTACAAAGAAGATAAATGTAAGTGATATAAAAAACCAGAATTATTATATTGGGTCAAATGTTACTTATAATTTACAAAAAATGATCGAAAACAATTATCTTATAAAAGAAAAATCACTTCTTGATGGGAGAAATCAAGAAATTAAACTTTCTAAAAAAGGTTTGTCTCTTTACATGCAATTGAATCAAATCTTTTCTGAATGGAATAAAAATATAAAAAATAATGGCTTTTCTGAAAAAGATATCGAAGAAGGAGAAAAAGCTTTGTTAAGATTGAAGGCATATGTAAATATAAGTTTTTAAGGAGAACCAACGTGACCAATGCAATTACCATAAAACGTCGCCGTAAATCCCCTGAAAAAGCTCGTGAGAAGCTTGTTGCACTCGGACTTTCTAAAACACAATTGAAGAAGAATAAGTCAACAAAATTGCCACCGCTTTCTAAGGAATTGCCATCGATTCATGAATCATTTAAAACAATGGGTGAAACGTTAGATCATTTGACAAATAAAGTTTCCAAAAAACATTCTAGTTTTTATGATCTTTTAAAAGATAATAGGGATCCGGATGCAATAATAAGTTATCACGCAAATGGTACATATCGTCTCATTCTGCCTTCTTTATGGTTTCGATTTTGTCGGTGGATTAAAAGATTATATAACATGATTAAGTTATGAGTGAATTAAAAGGACAATTCCAGAAAGATCGAACTCTTTTGCTCGAATTTTTTAATTCATTAACTTACTTTCTGCAATGTCCTTCACTTAATAAAAATCAAGGAATAACAGATCATTTAATTTCTATGGTTAATTTTTTAGCCTCTCAGCTTATATTTCAGATTAATCCTGCTTACAGAAATGATTTTAAAAAATTGAACAGCTGTTTTGAAGAAGTTTTATTAGAAGATGAATTGAGAAATAAAATTGAAGAATTGAATAAAATATCTACTGGAATATTGGTTGATAACAAAGGAAATATACCTTGATCAAAAACAAATATACTGTTTATGAATGTGAAGATAATTGGACAGCAGCTGATACGAAATTGGCGATGAAAAAGAAAATATTATATCCAAATAATCAAGATCTAATGGATAAACTTCGTTCTATTCCAATGTCGAAATTAACATTGAAAGATATAATCTTGTATGAACATTTAATAGAAGAAATGAAAAAAGAGCAAGAAAAAATATGATTATTAACATATTTCTCTCTTCTATAAAAGATCTTTACGTAGAGATTCTTTCCCTTCCGGAGCGTAGGTGTCCAAATAGGACAGCGCAAATGATACGCCTTAGCATAATTCCTTCAATACTCCAAATAAAGCAAGATTCTATCAATATAAAAGACAGCGAGCAAATCATAAGAATTGGAACGTATTTCTTTTGGGAGATTGTCTATACTTGTATAACATTAGGCGCGCGCAAATCAGTAGCACAAAGATATGTGGATTATAATACTGGAACGGTTGCAAATTTTACTTATTTAGAAATGCCTCAAGCATTAATTCCATTTAAGAAAAATCTAACGTGGATGCGCTTGCTTGATTTAAATATGCCATTTATGGAAGATGATGATCATGATTTCATAATAGAAAGTTATAAAAAATATTGTGAACTTAGATCTGAAATGTCTCAAATGACTTCCGATGAATGCATTCTTTTTATAGCGCAACATACTGCTTTTCTCATTCCCTATATAAAGTTCCAGTGTGAAGAGCGGGACTCACTAAAAACTTTACAACCATTTTTAGATTTGTTAAAACATCACAACAATTTACACAAAGAACATGCAACATCAGTTATCCGAGATCAAAACTTTTAGTGAATATTTAGAATTTAAGCAATATGAATTAAGACTTACAATAACTGAGTTTGTAGAGCTCTTAAAGCTTAAACATCATAGATATAATCGTTTGATTTATCAAAAGTTACCTCCAACAATTGAAGAAGTAAAAAGGATTTGCGAAATTCTAGAAGAAAAAGATCTTCCTTGGCTATTAATGTTGGCGCGATTAATTACGCCAGAAATGGAAAATATCTTATTTTCAGATGCTGAGCTATATCGCAATATATATATGAAGGGAAATAAGAAATAAATAAAAGAAGTGATATATGTTTTGGTCGTCTTTAATGTTTAGTCTTCTAATAGTTATTTTGCTTTATCTAATTTTTGATTAACAATGTATTTTAATTTTACAAATTCTTTAACCGCATTTCAGCCACTTTTTCAATAGCTTCTTCCGCATTAAAACAAACAAATGTTGGAATTCCATTTCTTTCGGCCCACTTATGGAAGATGGCTTGATTCCCACCGATTGGACGCTTCCTGTTTTTTTCTGCCTTAAATTCTATGAAAAAGCTATGCTTCCCGACAAAGCAATAATCTGGAACTCCAGGAATTCTTCCTTTCCAGCTCTGCTTTCTTTGGAATATAGGCCTGCTATAATCGCTTACTTCATTGGGGACATAAAACCAAACAAATGGAAGATTATCTTTTAATGATTCTTCACGCAGAAATGCTACAAACTCAAATGCAGTCGCATCTTCTTCTTTAAGCTTAATTTTATCAGATTCAATCCATTGACTCCTTGGGATAAGAATAAATGGAAGAGATTCCATAACATCAACTGTGCGCATTTTTTTATTCTTTCTTTAGCAATATTGGTTTTCAATTAATAACGATTTAATCTAGGTGCATGGAAATCTACGTTTAATGTAGCAACGACACATCCCCCTAAAGTGATGAGTAATGCCAATAATAATAAGAATTTCCGATGATATTTCATATTTACATACCTGATAGATAATATCATAAATGTATATAATCAGTAAACATTAAGTTAATGTATGGATTTTTCTTTCAAGAATCGTGGAAATTCTTTTGTCTGCATTTTTAAGATTGCATTTAAGTCTTTTAAATTCTCATTTAACATTTCTAATGATGTTCCGACTGTAATAGGTTTTAATTCTGAATTTCCTTCAATTGCATAATGCATTGGAGCATCATATATAGTTGTTAAAATAAATATTATTAATTCCATATTAACTTTAAAAAAAGTCTCGGCTTCTCTAAATTTCTCGGTTTTTCCTTCAAAAGTATTTTCATTATTAATAATATAATTTGATAAAGTTATAATATTCTGAAAATATTCAACGCAATTTTTGACGGAATGTTCAATTTCAACTTCAGTTAAATTGTCTTTTTTAATTCCTGCATTAGTATTAGGTTTCTTTTTCATAACAATATCCTTTAAATTCACACATTTTACATTGATATGGCGGCTTTATTTCGTTTTTTATGCCAATAGGTAATGATTCTATTGATGCAATTCTATTTGATTTTTCAATCATTCCTTCTGCTTCTGCTGGATTATATTTTAATATAATATGGTGCAATTCATCGTCATTTTTATTTATCAAAAGTACGAATGTTTGATGAATTTCTGCAAAATGCATATAAAGCTGTACTTGCTTTATATATTGAGGATAAATTTCTTCAAGACCCTTTTCAGGATTTATTACACCTTTGAAATAATTTTCTTTTGCAGATTTAATCTCTAAAATATATTTAGTTTTTTTCGGATCTTGTGAATCGATTATAATCCCATCAATATGTCCTTTTAATCCAAAAAAATATGGATATGAAGATGTCGCAAATGAGTTGGAAGAAATAATAGGTGCGGCCGCTAAAAATTGTTTTTGTCTATCAGATATAATATATCCAGCTTTTTCAAGGCGTAAAATATGTCTCTCTTCTTCTTCTATTCCACGCTCAAATGCTCGTTGTTGTTTAAGCCATTTTTCTGATTCCATATAATCTTTTGGCTGAATATCTCCGCGCCACTGGAGCCAAATCTTTCGATCACATGCATGACCGATACTTGAAGCTCCAATGTAATATCGTGGCTCTTTTTTTTCTTGAAGATATGTTTCCAAAATTCGTTTGCGAAAATCATGAAAAGGAATATATGATTCAGTCATTCTAGTTTATTAAGTTTTTCTTTTTCTTTGCAAAATTTACATCTTCAATTTTTTCCATTAGAAGCAATTCTTCTGCTAGTTGGACTAAATCTTCTGCTAATAAAATCATTCTTTTTGTAAGTATGCTTAGAGGGTTGTTCTCTATTTTGTTTTTAATCATTTTCATCGACTAAAAAGGAAAAGCAGAAAGTTTTTCCTTTTCATTATAAGGTTTATAATCATCAATTGCTTCAATGATCTTTCCATCTTTTGTTCGTATGTGCTTTATGATTAAATAAGCTCTCTTACCTTTCCATTCACTCGGATCAAAAGAAGCTGTGCCATCTGATTCCATTTTCAGCTTTATATTGAGTGCATTACATAATTTTTTTGTTTTGATTTGCGCTGCTTTTCTTTTGTTGTCTTCAATATGCCATAGTCGAAGCTTATCTCGTTTTATAGACAGATCTTCTAATTCCCATATAATCGCAGTAAATTCACCGTCAAAAGCATTTTCCATTTGCTTCACTTCAATTATTTGTCCTAAATAAGGCCCCTCTGGCAAAAGGCTTTTTTCAGGAAACTTATTATCATCATCAAACTTGAATGAGATCGCTGTCATTGGCTTGCCCTTCTGTTGCTAAATTTATAATTAACTTTTTAATATCTGACTTAACTTCTCTTGTAAGCTCATTAACTCTTTGAGAAATATTTGATGACATACTATTAATGATTTTAAGTTTTGTTACAATTTCTTCTAATTTTTCGTCTATTTCTATATTATTCATTGTTTTTCTCCTTTATTTTCGTCAGGTTCTTGATTCGGATTCTTATAATATTCTTGTACATGGGTATAAAACATATTCCAGGCTTTGGCAGCGTCTCCTTGATTAAATGGTATTGTCTTTGGAAGATTATATGTTGCCTTGGCTAAGAAAATAGTACCACCGTCAGTGTAAAGCACTCGATCAGACGATTTAAAAACTTTGTTTATTGCGCCGAAATCACCCTTCTTTTCTAAAAAGGATGCTCTATCTTTTGCATAAAGAATTGCGCTACACCATCCAGTTAAAGAAAGCATAATCTTTTCAGGAACATTTAATTGATATTGATCAAATGGTTCAGATATTAATTCTTTTGATTCTCTGATTTTATCATGTCCGATCAAAATTATTATTACTTTTCTTTTTTCCCATAATTGATTTAAAAGAGTTAAGAATTGATCCCACAGTCCATATACTAAGCTATAACCTAGTCCAAATTTCAAATCAGCGATTGATTCGATATTTCTTTCTTTTTTTATTTGATTTTCTATTAAGATATTAAGTGGACTTATAGAATCTATAACAACTGTTTTGAAATTATGCTCTTCATTTATCAGAATATTTAAAAAATCTACTACATTTTGAAATGTATTTAGCGGAAATTCCTTCTCAATTCCTTTTGTATTTGAAACACAAGAAATTTCATTAATATTTTTATCTAGATCTAAAAATATAGGATTTGGAGCTGCTGCCGCAAATCGAGATTTTCCAATTCCATTTCTTCCATAGATAATCACTTTCGGTGGAACTGGAATAATTGTGGGTTTTGCATTTTTTAAGTTAAAATTGCTCATTTATCTCTCTCTTTAATATAAAATTGAATATAGCAATCCCCATGAGAAAAATAAACATAATAAAAATAAAATATTTTCTTATCATCGACTTGTTTTTGTTTTATTTTTCTGTTTTTTGTTTGTTATTCCAACGAACTTTATATCCGCGCGAAGAATTGTTATGATTTTTTTCAATATCTCCAGCTTCAGAAAGCAAACTTAAAATCTCATCTAATTGTCTAGAGTTCGCGATATAACGAACAGCTCTCCAAAGAGAAGATTTAGTAATCCACCTTCCATCTTTGGTTTTGTTTTTTATCTTATCCCTAATTTTATTTACTATTTTTTCGTTATGATTATCAGAAAATGTATTTGCTATGGCGATGTTGTTCTTTAAGCAATGCATGGCGATGCTGACGCCCCATTGAATATCTTCAAGACGAATGTGAGGCCAATTTTCATATTTGATTTGATTGTTTTTATCTCCAGCAGGAAGCACATCAAAAACTGCTGTTAATAAAGCCAATTTTGTCGCTTGTTCCGGAAGATTGCCTACAAGCGAATCCACTTTTGTGCCATTTTCGCTTAAAATTCGTTGAGAGGCTCGCACTTCTTTTAAAAATTTTCCATACCATTCCTTAGCTTCAGGGGTGAAAATCGCCTGTTTAATAGCTCTTTGAGCTTCAAAAGTTTTTAGTTGCTCTAACAAATCAGGCGGAATTTCTTCATATGGATGAAAGTTATCTTTATATGGCTCGCCAGGATGCACCCAGAATATCAAAAAGCGCGCAAGTAACCCAGAGATAGCCGACTGCGGTTTTAAGATCTCTACGATCTGTTCTGTGGCCGTGGAATAGATATTTAAATACGGATCTTTAATTCGCTCTAGCTTATCCCCTTTCGTTGCGTCTGTCGTTTGATATTTACAATTGTAAAGTGTTAATAATTTTTGTTCGATGTTTTGTTCGTGGGTACTTGCGTTTTTGTTATTAAATCCTTTAAGCATGTAAGATAATTCATCTTGTTTCCAAAATACGCATCCATTATTTTCTTTTAATTGCTTCAGTAAGCCTTGATGAGATCCAACGCCAGAAGTCAAATAATTTTCAAGCCCCACTTCTGACATCACTTGGAATATACGCTCAAGACCGTTATTCTTCCCTGAGCGACTAGGGCCAATAGATAAAATATATAAATTTGTACGCAATTTCGTGGGGCTGATAATTGTATTGCGTTTTAAAAAAGCCATAATAGAAAGAGCTGTAGCCAAAGAATAAATTGGTTGAAATATTTTTGATGAACTCTCAAGCCATTCAAAAAGCTTTTTTAAAAGAGGCGATGGAATATCAAAGATGTCTATATTTGCGTAATAATCTAATTTTTCAATACAAACATTTATAATCTCTTCAAGGGTTTCTTCAGCTATGTCAATAATAGGGTCATGATTTTGTTCAGTATGTTGAATAAAATTACTAGGCATTTTCTGAGGCGATACCGGATAGATGCTCACATCATGAACATCATCAAAGGGCATTACAAATCCACGTTCTTGAGCCATCCCATAAAGAGTTCCAATGCTGACCCCAGATTTCTTGAATGATTTCCAATGTTGTGAAAGATCTTTTTCATTTTTATATTTTATACCTTGGCCAGACCATTGATTCCATATATCGTATCCAGATTGGCCCAGTTCACTTTTGAGTGCCATACCTATTCTGATCCAGCAATCATAGTCAACATCGGGAGAAATAAAAGACAAAGCAGATGTTATTTTGTCAGTATTGTTATTTCTTGAGAATTTTTTTTTTAAATCTATCGCATTGCTTTGAGTTTCTTTTGTTTCATTCGGAATAGGTATATCTGGTATATCAATTACATTTAAAATATTTCCATTGAATGCATGCGATTGAAATAAACTTGCGCCACTCTTCGGCGCATAAGGATCAAAATATAATTGAGCAGATTTTTTAGAAACTGGATCTACGCCAAGAGGAGAGCCAATATAATGAAAAACTTTCTCATAAACAGCTTCCCATTTTTCTATAGGGAGAGGCTCTGAAAAAGGTATAATAAGTCGCCAACGAGGAGAATCGATAGTGCTTTGAAAAGTATCGTACCAAAAATGCATGATACGATTCTTTTCTAGCACTGAAACGATTTCTTCCATTGGTTTGATAGGTTTATGTTTGTTATCAAAATCAAATACAATTCCCGTCATAAATTCTATATTTTCTTTCCCCCTGGTGCGTCCTTCTTTATATTTTGTAAAAGAAAAGCAAGCTTTGCGATCTTCTTTTTTATCAATATCTTTAAAATAAAAAATCCAATTTAACATTTGATCGTAAGTAAATCGCACAGGAATAGGAGTTACATGCTGAACGCTTTCAAATTTATCAAATTGGATTATTCTCATTTTTATACCTTTTTAATAAAAATTCAGATTTTTAATATATTTTGAAAAATATTATTAAGACAAATTAATATATCTAATAATTCGTATCTTGCAGTTCCATTGTTATGTATTTTTTTTGCTCCATATTTTAACAACATAGTTTCTAAATCTTCTGGATTATTACTATGCAAAGCGTCGGCTAATTCCTTAGTTGTAAAAAAGATCATTATCTTACCGGAGGATTTGTCTAATTTTTCAATTCCTGCCAACATTTCATCCAAAGATTTATAAAATTCACTTAAATATAAGAGCATTTGTCTTCCATGCTTTATATAAAATCTTGTTCTTTTTAATGCAGATGATTCTTCCTCTGGTTTATTCATAGCAAAATTCCCCCTTTTCCCAAAAGAATGTTAATGGAACGATTCTTTCTAAAACCCAGTAGCTTTCAATTATTTTAGGCAAAGAAAAATAATGAGTATGATTAATTGGATAAATGCAATTTCCAGCATATTTATCAAGAATTGATTTAAATAAATCTTCTCTTTGAGGAACTACATTAAAAATTCTTCTTAATTCCGCTTCAGTAAAAAGATACTCATTATTAATATCTTCAATTCCATCAAGATATTCTTCACAATTCGTTTTCCAGGCGAGAATCATATAGGCAGCTGCTCTTTTTATTCTTATTTGTCTTTCTAAATTAATATAGCTTATTTCAATCGCTTTTAGAAAATTATCTTCTTTTGTTATATTATCATTTAAATGAATTTCCATTTGTTTTATCCTTTCTTTATTTGCTAAAACTTGTTTTATGGCTTTTTATATATTCTATTAGTTCGTCTTGATCGTATAAAAGCTTGCCTCCCGCTTTATGAAAAGGAGGGCCTTTTTTTCTGTATTTCAAACCATAAAGAGTATCGAGAGAATATCTCAGTTTCGCAGCAGCTTCTCGAGCTGTCAGATACACTGGTTCTCTTTTTTCAATAATCTTTATAGAAGGAATGTCTTCTACATTGTTCTTGTCATCAGGATTATTATCCATCTGTTTCTCCTTTTTAATATTTTCTAACGCATTATTAGTTTTTTGAGGAAATCACATTTAGAAATTCATGAAAATGAAAAAGAAAAAGATTTTTGAGTTAATGCGGGTTTGCAGAGAAAATATTTTTGAAGAATTGTGACGAAGAAGTCAAAATTTGTAAATTATTCTCCCGAAAATTTTCGTCGTTGAGAACGTATCATCGGCATTATAAAATTTTTTACGACAGTAAGCTTTAAACCATAAAGACGATGAACGCATATAGCCACCTTACTTCCATCACCAGTGTGGTCTTGCCAATCTTCATCATTAGGATAATCTTTTAAAATTTTAAGCACATCATCTTCAGCGAACAGCTTCATAACTGTATCAACATATTCATCTTCTCGATAAATTTTATAATTCGGATTTTGGCCTTTAAAATCTCCAAAAAATATTTCTATCGATTGGATTAAAGTATCTTCATGATATTTGATGTCGCAATCTTGATAAGATTCAAAATTATTTGAAAGAATTTCCGTGAAATCTTCTTTGATTGAAAAAATATTAGACGAAGAAACTATGCTGAATTTGTCATTTTTCCTATTTATTAAATGAAATTCTATTTCATGTTCTATTAACATTTGCTTAAAAAGGCGCACAGAGTTAATGATTTTTTCTTTTTTTAGCAATTCCAATTTCATATATTTTTTGTCTTCTTCTGAAACAAGCCCTCGAAATAGAGCGTGTCTTTCTTTGAGATTATAAAAAATACCGTCTCCAGAGTCATTGATAGGCAACTCTAGAGCCATTCCCTCTGCAATCTTAGATTCATAAACTTTTCGGGTGATATCTTTGTAATTAAAAAAATATTCATGAATGATACTAAAAATTTCTGACGCCTTTAAATCCTCTTTTGTAAATTTCCTCGCGAATAGCAAAAACCCTGTGTTCAAGTTTAATTTCACGAATGCTCTCCCTGTGTGAAAATTAACTGCAGCCATTATGGGGCATAAAAAAAATTTTTCTACACTTTTTTGAAGCTTTGCAAAAGTTTTTGCGAATTTGATTGGTGTGTTTTTTGTTTGATTTTTTTGGGTATGTTAACAAATTGTGGTAACAAATTTTATTTTGAGTTTTTTTAGATTTTTGAAAATGGCTTAAATTAACGATTAGCTATCATTTTTTGGTGTTATTGTTTTTGATCCGATGAATCAACTTCCTATGTTTTTTATTCTTTTTAAAGCATTTTGAAAGTTGTTTTCTGTCAATGGTTTTAACTTGTTTTCTTTTTTTAAAAAAAATTTTTGTTGACCTATCCACGGCTATTTGTTAACAAATGTTTGCTAACAAATTTTAAAACAACAAAGGAAAATAAAATGGCAAAGCTAACAGCGGGACGGATCAAGGACATAAGACCCCAAAACAAAGAATTTCACATTTGGGATGATGAAATCAAGGGATTTGGATGCCGAATTAGCCCTAAAGGAAAAATTGGATATGTGTTCCATTATCGGCTGCCAGGATCTTTAAAATCCTGTGCGGTAAAAATAGGATCGCACGGACAAATTTCTATAGACGAAGCACGAAAAACCGCAAAACTCTGGAGTGCTGATATCTTGAAAGGAATCGATCCGAAATCCTACAAACAAGAGCTAAAACAAAAAATACCAGAGTCAAAACCAACAATAGAAAATTTATTGTTTTCTGAGTTTTTAAATATTTTTGAGGAAAAGTATATGTTATTAGAATATTCCGTGGGCTCCTTAAATACAAATCGATCTAGAATAAAAGTTCATATACTTCCTTTTTTTGGAAAAATGAAATTAAAAGAAATTCAAAGTAAAAACATAAGAGATTTTTTAAATTCCTCAAATGAAGGAAAAGAAAATAGAAGCACTTGTATAAAATTGATTTCTGCAATATTTAACAAAGCTATTGAATGGGAGTTTCTTCCTCAAGATGCTATCAATCCTTGCAAAGGAGTAAAACTCATTCCCTTACGCAAAATGCAAAATTTTCTTCGTGAACATGAATTAAGAAAATTGGAGGATGCGCTTAGTCGGCGCGAAGAAAAAAATCCTTATACCGTTTTAGCTTTGCGTCTCTTACTTTACACAGGAGCTAGAAAAAATGAAATTCTCAAGCTTAAATGGGAAAATATTCAATTTGAAAATAATTTTATTTATCTCAAAGAACATAAAACAATGAAAAGGAGTGGAGCAAGAACTATCCCACTTAACGCAAGAGCTTTAGAAGCGCTGAAAAAAGTTAAACGACAATTTAACAATCCTTATGTTTTTTGCGGACAAAAAGAAAATCAACATTTAAAAAATATTGATAATTTATGGCGACGTGTAAAAAATGAGATTGGCCTTGAAAATTTTAGGATTCATGATATACGTCATTCATTTGCAAGCTTTGCAATAAAAGGGGGAGCTAGCATAACCACTGTGGCTGGCCTTTTGGGTCATGCAGATATTAAAACAACTATGCGATATGTGCATTTAGAGAATGAATTCTTACAGAAAGAATCGAATAAAGTAGCAGAAATATTTGCATAGTACTTAACTTTATTAAAAGGAAAAATACAGTTATAATACAGGAGAGGCATTTAATGCCTCTCCATTTATTTTAGGAGAACAATAATGAAAAAAGAGAAAATAATCATAGAAAAGAATCAAAATTTACAAGAGACTTTTCTTAACAAAATTCGAAAAGAAAAAGAACATATTACACTTTTTTTAATAAGTGGCATTAAATTACAAGGAATCATCACATGGTTCGATAATTTTTCGATTCTTTTAATGCGCGATGGACATTCTCAGTTAGTTTATAAGCATGCTATTTCAACGGTTATGCCATTTAATCCTATTCATTTAGATGAAGAACCAGAGTTTTAAAAAGTCATTGCATAAAAACAAATTGATCATTTCTTAATCTTTATTTATAATGTTGATGAAAGTGCTTATATAAGGCTTTCATAATATAAACTATTGCTCATAGGAGGATAGAAATGAGACTTGATATACAACCACATCTAAATAAACCACAGCTTTTAGCTCCCGCAGATTGTCGCCCTTCTCTTGGTGCCAGAGCTGAATTTCCATCTATAGAAAAAAAGATCGATGATAATAATTATAGAATAATTCTACCTGTCCCAGGAATTTCAGAAAAGAATCTAGAAATTACAAAAAATAAAAATAATTTAACAGTTATGATTCTCGAAGAAGAAGACGATGAAAGATTTTTTGATTTCAATCCGATTTGGCAAAGAAATCTAAAAGATCATATGGAAGTTAAGGATGCCTATTTAAAAGATGGCCTTTTGCAGATAAATATCGAGCGAAATCTTCCTAAAGAGTTACAACCGCAAAAAGTCGCTATTCATACTTCTAAGAAAAAATAAAAAAAATCATGAGAGAATATGCGCATAATCAATGACATATTCTCTCAATGAATCTCTTTAGAAGGGAAAGAAGGTGTCGTGCGAACGATTCTTTGTGACCAAAAAAAACACGACACCTTCAATTGAAGATATAATCTTAACAGGAGAATACCTTCACGTGCATAATACAAAACTTTTAATGAAAATCAACAACAAAAAAAAGGACTTAGAAATTTTCTAAGTCCATTCTCTTGATTAGTGATATTTAAGTTACACTTTGTAGCTTAAGCGGATTTTAAAGTCTCCGATTTTTGCTGAATTTTTGTCGTTAATTCTGTGTGCGTTTGTCTTTTTGTTGAATTTTTGAGTTTCATAAAGCGTGTGAACCCATTCAACACCAACAATCATGCTCTTAATTTGCGTCTCAAGACCAAAACCAAGCATTAATCCGTCCATTCTTTTTGACTTAGATGCTTGCGGCTTGCTTTTTAATTGTGTCTTGCTGGTAAATTTAGAAGAATCATAACCAACGCGGAAATAAGGAACCCAAGAATTAAGTTCATATCCCAGTTTTGTAGAAATGTGAACTCCGTGCTTCCTGGTAAAAGAAGTCTTATGAGAATCACCAGAAACATTAGTAGTCTTACCAGCATTAGTTCTTCCGAGATGCGTGCCACCTTCTATGCCGCAGACTAAATTATTAGAAAAACTTTTTTGGAAACCAAGATGCAATCCACCGTGACCACCCTTCATTCCTGAACGCCCTCTGTGTTCAACGCTGTTATCAAAATTCTGAGATTTATGCTTGTTATTTCCTTGTGCAAGCGCTCCATGCAGTCCGAAATAAATTCCAGTAGATGATGCATTTTTGGTAGCTGTTTCTGCGGTGGCTACTCCACATGACGCGATAAGAGCTGACGCGCTTAATAAAAGAGATGTTTTCATATTATGTTCCTTTCATATTTTAAAAAAAATAACCCACCATCGTCTTTTCTTGAGATGTTGATGGATACTATTAGTTATAAATATATATCAACATGATTTGCAAGTCATTGATGATATATTTCCACGCTGTTGCATAAATGCAACTCTACTCTTCTTTCTCTGGCTTTGCAACTTCCCTTAATTGTGGTGCAATTTGCTTTAAGAAAATCTGACGCATATATGTTTGATATTTTGATGCATCTTTTAACTTATTGTGTTGGCGCGCTGTTGCGAATTTTACAGCGGAATCTACGTACTTAGGATTAGCAAGCATTCTCGATATAACATATGGCGTTCCTATTAAACCAGCCGCAGTACCGACACTTGCTAAAGCATGCCCTGTTCCAATACCCGCACCAAGAAGCGCTCCCATTGCAGCGCCAATTTTTTTAAATTCTTGTTGAGTAATAGCTGTCCCGCTGGGATTGGCTAATGTCTTTCCAGCTTTAACTTGTGCTGCCGCCACATTTCCAAGCTTTTGCATATTTTCATATGCTTCTTTTCCTAATAAGGATTTTAACATTCCTTGCTGAGGGCTTTTTTTATTAAATAAATTTGCTAAATTTGCATAACTTAATGTCCCATCAGAATTCATAACTCGATCTATTACTGTTTCTTGTAGTTTAGATCTTTTTAATGCTTGCATAACTTGCTTAGAAGCAGGTGAGTCGCCAATGATTTTGTGCAATTCATTGATTCTTTCTGGCGTATTCATGAATGAATAAGCTAATTTGGGCATTTCTTTTTTGCTCAAGGATTCAGCAAAGTCAGTTCGAATTTTATCGGCAACTTCTTCTTTAAAATATTGATTCGCAGCACGCCAGTTATTTAAGAAATCTTTATTTGAAGTTGAAGCAATATCTTTATCGATAGCACCAATTAATGAGTTCATAAATCCTTTAGCACCTTTAGCTTCTTCGCCATATTGGATGTCCCTCATGAATGCGGAGCGTTGCTGAACAAGCTTATCTAATGGAACTACTGATGATGATTTTCCCAGCGCTGCCAATATTTGTTGTTTCTGTGGCGTTAGTTCTTTTCCTAGATTAAATCTTTCAAGAGATGGAGTTTTTAATCCCCAAGCATCTTCTAAATCAGAAAGTTTCTTTAACATAAATTTCATATCTGACGAAGGAACATCTGCAGAAAGTTTAGATCTTAGATCTTTCATAGCATTAATAGTGTGACTAGGTGCCACAACATCTGTAGGTTGAAGATGAGTTCTAGCCTTATCGTATAACTGACTTGATTCTTTTTGAATTTCATCCATAGTTTTATGCATTTGTTCTCGATAAGCTTGAGACGCTTCTTCTTTTCCTAATTTTTCTGGATGAATAGATTCAATATTTTTAACAACTGCATTAATCATACTTTGATCAGCTTTTTTAATTGTATCTTTATATTTTTTGCTGGTAGCTATTCCTTTAAGAGCTGAGTTAGCCATTAAATGAGCTATATCACTATCAAGTTTTACATTAAATGGAAGATCTACGCCTGCTTCTTTAGCTTCTTTTATAAGATTTTCATTTGGTTTTGCACGAAGAGATAGAACTCTTCCAATGGTTTCTTCGCCAGGAGCTTTTGCAACTTTACTCAACCCAGATGCAGCCTTCTGCGCACCGGCTCCTGAGACCAAGCCCACACCTAATGCGCCTAATGGACCCAAATCTTCTTGAGCCATACTCATTCCAGTTCCAGCAGTCCCAGCTCCTACCAATTCAGATGGTTTTGTAGCGCCAATTGCGCCTATAGCTTTTGCCGCGAGTGGCGCTCCGAATTTCTCTGCTGCTTTCGCTACCCCTCCAGGGCCTGCCAAAGAACCAGCGAATTTTGCACCTTCAGCGATATGCTTTAATGCACCCTCTTTAGGAGTTTCTGTATATCCACCGGTGCCGATATCAATTCCATGTTCAATTGCTTCTGTAGCAGAAGGAATAAGCGGCGCATGTGGAATCTCGAACTCAGGATGAGCTTTTTTAATCATTTCTAATGATTCAGGATAACGCTCTGCTGCTTGTTGAAGAAGTTTACTTTTATAATTAGAAACCATTGCAGGAATGTTGTATATCATTGAAGCTATATCAGGAATAGCTCCAAGAGCACCAGCAGTTGCAGATTTTCCTAGAATCGCCGCTTGTTGAGGAAGTCCCATTTCTTTTTGAGAAGTCGGGGATGATAAATCTGCAAGATTATAATTCTGAGCTTCATTTCCAGAAGGTGCCGTAACTAAATCTGAAAGATCGTATTTATTTGGCAATTTCCACTGCTCCTCTGGCTTTTGCTGCTTCTACATTAGCTTTTGGAATCTGCCAAGTTTGGCCATCTGGCGTTTGCATCGTAACCACATTTTGCGAAATTTTTGGAGGAACCACTTCTGAAACCGGCGCAGCTTCTGACGCAACTTCTTGCTGAGCCCAATTTTCTTCTTCTGGGATATAATAACCATTAATCAAACCTTTTTCACGAAGTTGTGTTTTTCCCATTTTGGATTTAAAATCTTCTTCAAAATTTTTAGCAACGAAATCAAATGCATCCGGAGTTAACACTTCGCTTGGCGCAGCTTGTCTTATCATTTGTTTGAATAAGTCTGTTGCTACTTTTCCTCCAGATGATTTGATCGATTGCAAATT